GGCTACGGCGACGGCTCCGGCTACGGCGATGGCTCCGGCTACGGCGATGGCTCCGGCTACGGCTACGGCTACGGCTCCGGCTACGGCTCCGGCTACGGCTACGGCTATTGGTCAAAACTCGCATGGGCGAGCATCGCTGAATGGTCCGAATCGTTGCGCACCGCCGTTCGTCTGGCGATCAATGCCGGTTCATTCCTCGCGTTCTGGAGATCCGACAAAAGCGGAAAGGCAGCCAATAAAGGTAAGCGCGATTTTGTTGCCGCTCCGGGATTGGTTCAGGAGGTTGATGGCCCACTGCAACTCTGTACACAGAACGCGCTTCACGCGACACTGAACCCAGAGAAATGGAGTGGTGAGCGGCTCTGGATTGTGGCTCTATACGGCGAGGTGCAATCGGCGGATGACAAGGTTGGTGCGCTGAAGCGGGAGATTCTTGGTGAGGTGATTCTTAGATGACTCCGGAAGCTATCGCCACCGAGAAGCATTACACGGTAAAGGAAGTGGCGGAGCTGTGGAGTATTGGAGAGAACACGGTGCGCCGGTTGTTCGAGGATACGCCGGGGGTGTTGCGAATCTCGATGCCGACATTGACCAAGCGCCGGCATAAGCCCAAAGTGACGCTACGAATTCCGCTGTCTCTTCTGGAGCGGGCTCACGAGCAGTGGTCGAGAAATAGCGGTAGCAGCAGGTGAGGTGAAGTCGAGCAGGGAAGCCGCGGAATCGAGGATGGCCTGGTGCGCGGCGATGAAGTGAGCGTAATGTTTCTCGGTTGTCTTGATAGATTCATGTCCCAACAATTGCTGAACAGTCCGGATATCGACTTCGTGGGTGAGCAGCTCCACGGCGAACGTGTGGCGGAACCGGTGCGGATGCGCATGAACTCCGGCCTTCTTGCCGACCGTCGAAACCGTACGCCACAAGGTTTTCGCGCAGCTTTCCCAGTCTCCGTTCCCCGTCCAGAAAAAGTACTTGGGATTTCCGCCGGGCGCCGGAAGTTTGCGCAGCGCCTCGGCCGCCTTATCATTCAGCAAAATCTTCAAGGGCACACCATTCTTCGTGATCCTCAGCAGCAGGTGGTTGTGTTCGAGGGCTGCCCGGGTGAGCTGCGTGACATCCGAGATGCGCAGGCCGGTGTAGAGCAAGGTGAGCATCAATGCCCGGGCTCTGTTGCGCACGTGCGGTGTCTCGCTTCTTCCCTTCGATCCCAACCGCTCACAGGCCAGCAGCAGCGCCTCGATGTCGGCCTTCGAATAAGGAAGCACCGGGCTGTTCTTGATGATCGGGGCCTTGACGAGCTTCGCCGGATTCCGCGTGGTCCACTCCCGGACAATACAGAAGGCAAAGAAGCTCCTCAGGTACTCGATCTCCTTCCGCTGGGTGCGCGGCGTCATCTCCCGCCGGCCTCGGAACCTGCTCACGTGCTCGGCCTTCACCTGGTCAAGCGGCAGATCCTTCACGCCTGCGACTTCGAGAAACTGAGTCAGGGTGCGGGTGATACTCTTGAGGCTCGATTCCTGAAGGTTGCGATCGCGGGCATCTTTCAGGTAGGCGGTCACTGCCTCTTTAGTCGAGCGTGCGGGCTTCAGCGGGCAGAAGTCCTGATCCTCGCCGCGCTCCAGTCTTCCGATCCTGCGAAGGGCCAGGGGCATGTCCGTGGTGGCGAGGGACCGGCGAAATCTTTTCCCGTCGAGCTTCCCATCCGCCCAGATAGGACAAGTGCACAGGGTGTAGTTCCAGCCCTTCTCTTTGTGGTCGCAGCTATCGAGATGCCGGCGGTGCGCGGTGAGGGACATGGCGCAAATTCTATCACGCAGGTGGCCTGCTAAATGGAACCCCGGATCTACCGTCGTCATCTGAAAACCTGCGGTCATCGTTCAGAGCGTGATTCGATGTGTATCTGTCCGGTTTGGGTCGATTATGCAATCAATGGCCGGCGGATTCGGAAATCACTGGATACCACGAGTCTCCAAGATGCTCAGGCGCACTTCGATCTACTGCCTCCTGGTCGTTCGGTTGAGCCGATTGACGAGGTTATGGTTGCGAAGGCTATTCTCGCGATCGATTCATTCAGGACAAGTGCGGGGCCGGATCTGGTCTATTTTATCGGCAACTCCAGGGCTATAAAAATCGGTGTTTCGCGGGATGTCTATAACCGCTTGATGGATCTGCAAAGTGCCTCTAGTACAGAGATCCGAATCAGGCGCGTATTTGCCGGGGGATACCCACTCGAAAAGGAGCTTCATGCAATATGCTCCAGCTTCAGCACACGTGGAGAATGGTTCCGTCTGTCTCCAACTCTTGTGGCAATTATCAAGCGTGCGAAAGAACTAGTTTGGTACGGCAATTCGTTACAGGGTGCTGAGTGACCATGCGTAAACTATTGATTACAATATATTTATACTTGGTGCGGAAGGTGGGAATTGAACCTCTTTCGCCTGTTTTTCGGCCTCAAGTTACTGATTCTTCGTTCGCCTTATCTTCCTCCAATTCCACAAACCTGCCCGTTTGGTACGTATGTGACAAGCCGTTTCGGAGGGTTTCCGCATGAGCCGCACCGTCCACTCCATCGCCCTCACCGGCCAGGATCTCGACTCCGCTATCCGCATCCTCTTGGATCACCGGATACACCTGGACAGCATGATGCGCACCGCCTTACCTCCAGGAACGAAGTGCCCAGAGGACAGGATCGATCTCATCTGGTTTGACCAGGCAAAAGAGGATCACAAGGAAGCAGGCAGGCTGGTGAAGCTGCTGCAAGGGGAAAAGAAGGCATGAGCACATCATCATCACCGGCTCCCCACTTCACCATTCACATCGCAGGCCCAATGATAGATGGCCTTCAGTGCTGCTCACGGTGTGGAGAAGTACTGGTCAATTACCAGGGTGTGATGACCACTGACCCTCAGTATCAGGTACGGGGCTGGAGAGAAGGCGCGTTTGTGGGCTTTGGGAGAGGATGCTCCGTGTTGATGAACCGGGATGCCCAGGAGATCGATGAGAGTTCGTGTGGAGGAATTTTGCAGTGACGCATCTGAACGACACGATACGGGGGATCGCCAAGCGGCTTGTCGGGGGTGAGGTTACCGACCTGCAGATTACCACGGTCGCAAAAGCGGGAGGATGGGCCGGGCCGATCACTTCTTCGCTGAATGACCTCGATTTTCTCGAGCGCTTCATGCTCGGGAAATACATGGTCTCGCAGGCGGAGCGCTCCGGGTTGAGTATCGAGCAGATCGCGAGGTTGTGAAGTGAGCAGTTTATTTTTCAAACGAAAGAGAAGGTTCTAAAGCCATGAGCGATAAAGCAGCAGCCGCAATCATCGACCCGCCTCAACCCGAGGGCAAAGGGGAATATCCATTATCCGATCTTCGTCCGAGCTACATTACCGAGTACTCGACGCACGAGGATTACGAGAAGGCAACGGGCAAGACGGCAATGTCCGACCCTCGGTTTCCAAAGAAGCGCTGGACGGATAGCCGCCCTGCTACTGGGCCGATCACGACCTATACAACCGCGCACCTCGATGCATCGTTTCAAAAGCCGGTTGTCACGCAGATTCAGATTTCCTCTTTCATGCAGGGCATCGTCAACATGCCTCCTGACAGTGGTGTGCATGATCCGGCGTGGGATAAAGCGGGAGAGTATTTGGTTCCTATCCGTGACCTGTTGCCCGGTGAGCAGTTGAATCCGCGGCAGATGGGATTGATAGATGTGGTCAATACGCTCATCTTTAACCCGTTCGCGCCTCCTCCCCCGGCGGCTGGTAGTGGTGGTGGTGCAGGGCTCACTTCGGACCAGGATTCGCGTCTCTCGCTGATCCTTGACACGGTTCAGCGGATTGCCGGAGTGATTGTTCCCCCGGCCTCGGCCTAAAGGAAGAGTTTCCCTCTCCAAGGGAAAAGGCAATCGACATCAGATCGGTGCCTTGTGTGTGTGAATCGGGGCGTGCTCCCTTACCTGACCGCGCCCCATTTTTTAAAAAGGACTTCTGAATTCAGCATCTGCGTCGCGCTCTGGGGCAGTGTTACTGACGGAAAAGGCGGCGCTGTACTACCGGGCCAGGTGTTGAATTGAGCAGTTAAAAACTAGGGCGGGGTATACACCCGCAGAAAGCGAGGAAAGGCAAACTCACCTCAACTGGGCAATTGAAGACTGCGGAATCTGCTTCCGGGAGGGAGCACTCCGCTGGTGGTCGGGGCAAGAAAAGGGTCCCGGAGATCAGCAGAGGAGAAAAGTAAATGGCCTGTCCAAAGAAATGCGTGTCCTGTAAGAAGATCACCGGCTTCCGTCACTGTCCGCATTGCGGAGGCAATGCACTGCCAATTCCGGTGAAGTAACAATCTCATGAAAGTAGAGATCCATATTAACGGAGCCTTACAGGTGATCTTAACCCCGGAGACTGCCGTAGAGAAGCTGGTGCTCGAGCAAATGCAGGAGAGTGCCGGGAAGGGTGGAGCGGTGAAGCTTGCCTCATGGATACCGGATAAGAGCAGTGTGGTTGTGAGCGTGGAGGCCTGAAAAGGGAAGGGAATTCGATGTTACTGCCAGTCACCAGTGCCGATCAGATACGAGCGAGAGCCATGGGCATCAGCTTAGTAGATCCCGAGTCACAGGAACGGTTGAAGGCCATGAAAGCAGATAGAGATGCGGCACTTGAGGATAACTTGCAGCTTGAGTTTCGGATCGCGGGATTGACTGGTGCGGTGAGGAAGTGGGAGAGGCGCTGGGTGTGGGCGATGTTCGGTGTGATGGTCGAGATGCTGGCGATTGTCGGCTTGGTGATCTTTTGGCCTCGTGGTTGGTTCCTATGATCATGACCATGCCCTTCGGTCCCCATAACGGAACACTTGTATCTGAGTTACCGGATGAGTATCTCTACCAATTAATTGAAGCTCAGTGCAGAGTGGTGAGGCCCTTGAGGCTGTGGGCTGAATTGGCAGCCGCAGTGGATGAGGAAGCTGAGAAGCGGGGTAAGTTGCGCAGGGCGGAGTCGGTGATGGCGATGCGGAGGGCGGCATGAGCGTGAAAGAGAGGCCGATTCTCTTCTCGGGTCCGATGGTGCGCGCCATCCTGGAGCGCCGGAAGACTATGACGCGGAGGGTGGTCGACCCTCAGCCAAAAGTGGAATTGTTTCCGTTTCTCGGCCAGGATAATAAGCCCACTGGCGAGTTTGCCTTCGTAGATCATCCGCGTGTGATCTCGAAGCATATTCGATGCCCTCATGGCGTTCCTGGTGATCGGCTGTGGGTGCGTGAAACATGGGTCACGTGTAAGGAATGGGATGCGCTTCCGCCGCGAGAGATTGATGCGATGTGGGTTCGGCAAACTGAAACCTTTCCAATTTGGAGATTGGCTGATGGGCCGAACGTTGCCTCGAAAAGCGGCGTCGATGGGAAAGTGCGCCCTGGTATTTTCTTGCCCCGGCGATTTTCGCGCCTCACCTTAGAACTTACTGAGGTGAGAGTGGAGAGGCTCCAGGACATCACTGAAGCTGATGCGATTGCGGAAGGCTGCGAGGCATGTGACATCACGGATGCAGATATCCGGGAGGCCCTTAACAATCCCATGGATGAGGGAGCGGCCTATATGGTCGCGTTCGGCCCGGGGACAATCACCGCAAAATGTGACTTCATTCAACTCTGGGACTCCATCAACGGCAAGAAGCATCCCTGGGAATCGAATCCTTGGATCTGGGTGGAAAGCTTTCGAAAGGTGAACTAACGGAACACATGCGATTATTCGTCGGCGGTATATCTTACGCAACACAATCAGATGAGCTTCAGAAGTACTTCGAGACTTACGGCACAGTCACAGAAGTAAAGCTCATCCATGACAGAGAAACGAGTCTTCCCAAAGGATTCGGCCTTGTCGAGATGCCGGAGGCTGATGAGGCAAAAGCGGCAATTGCTGAATTGCACGGCAAAGAATTCGGAGGGCGGAACCTCACAGTAAACGAGGCGAAACCTGATCCAAGACAAGCTCACGGTCGAGTGAACGGTCATCGCGGGCAGGGGCGGGATCGCAGAGGGGCGCGGGAGTAGCGGTGAAGCTCTCTGGTTTTTGTAGGGGTCAACATTGCACGATCTTGGCTTGAGTCTGGCTCCCTCTGGTCGGTCGGGAGAGTACTTTGCTTTGCGCAGTCGTGAATGGCGCAAGTGTTTCTGTGTCGAGGTGTCCCGGTGATAATGGACGCGCGTGAAAAAGAGTGGAGCGGCCTGCCGCTGGTACGCGCTTTTGTCGATGACAAGGAAGTGCCCCTTGCGTGGTATGCGGACACTGAGGCGGGGATTGTCAAGGCCTATGTGACCGTAGATGGTCAGTACGCGCAGCCGTGTTGGGTGCACAACCCTGATCCCCGATGGGAAGACATTGGCGGTGTCTACTCTGAGACGCTTCATGGAGTCGTTCGATTGGAGCCAGCGGAGCCGCACAGTGAAATAAAATCCCGACCGACCAAAGGGAGCCAGTCTCAATCACCGCAAGGTGAACTGCTCACCAAAATTAAGGAGCCTCGCGTATGATCACCCGCGCTCCCGGAACCAAGCCGGGGAAAAACGCCTCCCTCATCCGCCTGGACCCACAATATCGTCAACCCTCACATCACATCGAATATCCACCTGAAGACGGAAGGCTCATATGGAGGCAAAAACGGTCATGAATAATGAGCGCAGTTGCGCGGACTGCCACGAGCGAATCGAAGGCGCGTATGTGGGAAACGGAAACGGAACCGTAAGTCATCCAAGGTGCTATTACCTGCATCATCCTCCAAGAGTCGCGGTCAGTCTGGGAGATGTGGTTCATTCATCGGAAGACCCTGTGTTATCCCGGCAACTCTGTTTGCGATTTCTGAATCGATGTTTGACAGTCGGGGAGCGGAAAGAGTTTGTCAATCGATTCAATATCGAGATAGCCGCAGCGCACGCGCGAAGGATTGCCCAATGATGGCTCAATCGACCTGGGAGCAAGTAGAGCGCGGCACTCACCGCTGGGAACTTCGGCATGGTGAGAGAAATGAAGTTCGAGCTACCGTGTGGCTGGAGCAAGGCTACTGGCACTGGTCTGTACCAGGAGGCGGTATTCCCAAGAGAGGAATGCGGAAAGTGTTTCGCGAGGCCACGGTGGAGGCTGAGGGTGAGGCGGCGAAGAAAGGGAAGAGGGCGTAATGATCGAGGTCAGGCAAGCGGGGTTCTCCATCACCAGATCGCTCGTGCGGTTTTTGTTGGAGCGGGCCGCTAATTATAAGTGGTCGATTCAGGGATTCGGAATGCTTCGCCTGTATCTCGATGGTGACCACGAGCCACGTCTGAACATCTGGGATAGCCGGTATCGCATCCCGAACGTTTCAATGATGCACACTCACCCCTGGGATTTCGCGTCTCTTGTAGTCGCGGGTGAGTTGACGAATATCCGGTATGTCGAAGCCGCGCCCTCCGAGCAGCACAGAATCATCGAGGTTCACTCTTCGCAAATCAAGCCCGGGCCTGGTGGTGGGCTCCGGCGCCATGCTGGTGAAGTTCTGGAGGAGCGCGAGGTTTGCCGTTTCATGGCTCAGCGCGAAGAGGTGTATTGCCCCGGGGACGTCTATTTTCAGTTAGCAGACGAGATTCATGTCAGCCTGCCCTCTGATGGCTGTATCACGATCAATCTGAGGGAGCGAGTTGGTGCGGATGTTGCGAGAACATTTTGGCCTCGCGGAACTGATTGGGTCTCAGCGGAGCCTCGCGTGGCTACGGCGGAGGAAGTTGCCGATATTACTCAATTGGCATTGCGTGGATTATGACCGCCCTCGACTCTCTTCCCCCACTCGCTAACAAAACCACACTGCTGAAACAGTGCGGCTGGACTCCAGGCCTCATTACCTTGTTACTCGGGAAGCCAGATTTAGAGAAGCGAAAAGCCAAAGGCTCCTACCGCTGGGTAGAGCACCTGTACTCAAGAGATCGAGTAATGGAAGCGATGCGCGATCCCCGGTTTATCGCACGAGCAGAGGCCCGTCAGCAGCGTGCAGAGCTTCAGGCACAACGGAAAGCTCAGATCCCCCAGCATTACGGCGGCAACTGGAGAGACGCGCTCCCGGAGGCCTGCGCAGGGATGTTCTCTTTAAACCGGTATGCCAAGCACCGGAGATGCTCCGAGCTTCATAAAGTCGAAATCTACCGGCTGAAAAATGCGCTCATCGAAGCACTTTACCGGCATGGTTACTGCTCGGCATCGTGGATACATCGGCTCGTGCTTGAGGCGCAACTGTGCCGCGGATGCGGAGGCGCTGGGGATCTCGACTGTGAGCGGTGCGGAGGATCGGGGATCTATCGCAGCGCACGCACACTTGAATTCTGGTGCTTTCAATTTGAAGTTGCCGGGAAGCGGTTCTGCTGGCATCAGCCGCTCGATCTCGTGAAATTTTCGCCTCTCGCATCAGTACCTCCCCAGGAGTGGAAAGAGTTCGAGAAGGAAAAGCCTGTGCCGTTGAGAAAGGATCAGTTCGCGAGGGCGAAAGAGTTGCTCGATTGGGTGATCCGGGAGGCCGGTGGTAGCGGCGAGAACTGGGTGAAGCAGGAGGTCTCGCAAAGGGGAGCAGTTGGCCCTTTTGACTTGGCGCGGGTTGCTGGGTGGTCCGTTGTTTGAGGGTTTGGGAGGGAATGCATCGTGATGAAGGATTTGCGCAGAGGAGTTCGAATGGCAGAACGAAATCAGGAAGATCAAACGGTGAAGGTGGAGCAGGCGGCTGATATTATCACGATCCTTGCCTCACTGAGTCGGGGAAACTTCATCGTGGAGACAGGCAGGAAGTGCTGGGAGCTGACAGAGGCGATTGTCGACGTCCGCGCCAAAGGAAAGCTGGTAATCACCCTCGATATTGAGCCGGGTGGATTTGCCAAGGATGGGCGAGTGAATCAGTTCGTGATTCGCCCGGAAGTGAAGATCACCAAGCCCGAGCATCCTCAGGGCAAGTCGATCTTCTTTGTGACCCCGGATAACAAGCTAACGCGGAACGATCCGGACCAGGAAGAGTTGGAATTCTCATCATCATCAGAAAAGGAAGGCGATACGAATGGCAGACGTTAATATTGACGCGAATGTTTTGAGGGATGCGGTGGAGCTGGGCCAGCGGCTCGGTGAGCCTATGGTAGTGGGCGAAGGGATCGAGATCCCCTATGCGGTAGTGCCGAAGAATGCGGACTTGGTTCCGCTGCTTCATCTGAAGTACCCCTACGGTCTGCCGCCGCGCAAACCGGATCATATCAAGGCATCAGTGGCGCTTGGGGATGCTGCGAGTTTCTGCCGGTACGTGAAGCTGTATCAGGATGAAACTACGCGAGTGTTCGCAAGTCCCGAGCAGTTCGGTTTTCGCGCCATTCTCGATTACCACCCGGCGATTCAGAAGCAGGTGGGCGATGGAAGCCCTGAGGCCGCCGATCTAGCCCCGGCGCCCGCCTCAGCTAACTTCACCGATCACAGTGCCACGCTGACCTTGAAGCGCTCGGACCAGTGGAACCTCTGGATGGCGAAAAACGAAAAGGCAATTCCACAAGCTGAGTTTGCGGAGTTCGTGGAAGACAACTACCGCGACATTGCGAGCCCTCCGCCTGCGGTGATGCTGGAAGTCGCCCGCGACCTAAAAGCCACCATTGATGTCAACTTTGCCTCCAAGGTTACGTCAAAGAATGGCGCGGTGCAGCTCGCCTACCAGGAAGTTGTAACTGCCGGAGTGGGTCCGGCGGGCAACATGGAAATACCGGATACCTTCTCAATTCTGATTCCAGTATTCTATGGCGAAAAGCCTGTTCAGATCGAGGCGCGCCTGCGATTCCGGATTGCCAATGGAAAGTTGACCTTCATTTACAAGCTATACCGGCCTTTGGAGCTTCTCGCGGATGCATTCCAGTTGGCCGCGGTAAAGATCGGGGAAACGCTGGGGACTGACGTACTGCTCGGCTCGCTCTAAAACTCACTCAAGGTCATTCCCCGGTATGAAAACTCAGGACGAAAACCGCGCAGCATGGGCCGCGCACGTCGAATACCTGCGCACGCTTCCCTGCGAGAATCTCGACCCATCGACTCTCGATCAGGTGGAGCGTGCCATTCGGCGCTTCCCCTATCCCGCAATCTCCGATGCTGTGATGCAGATCAACGGCGGATGGATCTGTAGGCTCAAGTATGATTTGTGCCTCGCCTGGCTGCTGCAAAACGGCTGCATCGAGCCCTCTGGCTTCGGCGTCTTCCGGATCGACCGGCGAAAACTTCCTCTGATCGAAGTAGAGAATCCCATCGCAGATGCAATTGATGCGGCGCGGATTCCAGAGAGGCGATCGAGCGCGCCGGTAGAGCCGAGTAAAGCCGAGATTGCCGCGCAATGGGGGCTCTTTGCCTGATACCGATTCCGCTTCCGCTCCCGCTGTTCCCCTGCCCGTAGTTTCGTTGGTGACCCACGAATGAGCCTCTGGTTCCGGATGTACACCGGCATCGTCAACAATGCCAAGATTCAATCTCTGCCCACGCCATTATTCAAGGCTTGGGTGAATTTATTGTGTCTCGCGAAAGACAACGGAGGCGCGCTCCCGCCTCTCCCGGATATCTCCTTCCAGCTCCGATGCACCGAGGCGCAGGCGAAGAAATGGATCTCGGATCTGTCTGACCGCCGGCTGTTCGATGAGTCAAGCGATGGAGCCGGAGGAAAGGAAATCTGCCCTCATGACTGGGAGCAGCACCAGTACGTTTCCGACGTTTCAACCAACCGCGTAAAGAAGTTTCGGGAAACGCAAAAGAAACTGCGAGGAAACGTTTCAGTAACGCACTCAGAGACAGAGCAGAGACAGAGCAGAGACAGAGCAGATTCAGAAACAGAAACTTTTGCGGCGGCTGCGGCGCACACGCCCAAGCCGCCGCCGCCGAGCCTCCAGGGATGGCCGGTGACGACGGAAAGAATCGCGCGGAGGTTCCCCTCAGTCGATGATGAGATGGTCTGCCGGATCGCCTCCGCCGCGTGCGCGATTGACCCTGGAATCACTGATGATTCTCTTGCCCAAGTGATTGATTCTGAATGGAAGCCCGGGCAAAACTCCGCCGCGCTGTTTCTCAAAACCGTACCCGCAATTCTGCGCAATCGGGCCGCCGAAACTGCGGTGCGCAAGGCGGCTGAGGAGCGCAATCTGCGTGATGCGGAGGCAAGAATTCTTGAGATTTATTCCCGATCGGATGCGGAAACTCGTCTTGATCTGGAAAAAAGTTGGCCAGAACTTTCGGACAAGTGGCCGAAAAAATAGCAACTATGCCACGGAAATCTAGCAACAAATCCGCGAAAAAAGTTGAGCTACCCGCCGGGTGTTACGTCTGCAAGGGCGCTCCGTTTGTGAGTGGTGTTGACCTGTTCGGAAACCACGGCTCGCGGCGCTGCGACTGTGCGCGGGGCCGGGTACTCAGGGCGATCGACATCGCGCGAAATAACAAACAGCCTCAGCAGCAGAAGCTGACTCCGGCTGCCTCCGCCTCCGCGCCTCACTCAGCACAGACCGGTGGCGAATCATGAGAGGCAACGTCTCTCGCTCGATCATGCTGGGACGTGCGCTCAGAGAGGTGCTGCAGCCTCCGCGCCACAAGCCCAAGGCCTGGGCGAGAGTCACGCTTCAGGCTCTCGCATATGTCAAGATCGGGAGGATTCATGTCGACTGGAGATGCTCCAAGCTGCAGTGTCAGTACAGTAATTCGGCTTCGATGATCGTCCCGATCTCTGGGCCTCTCGTACCGTTCCTCGGCCGCTGTCCCTGGTGCTGCCCAAAGGCGCCAACCCCCACGATCAAACATTTGTCTTGACAATCTTTTCACTTTCCTGTTAAACCTGTTATCCAGAAGCACGCAATGCAACACACGACGCGCCTCTTAGTTCCAATTGCAAAGTAGTAGAACGCGTACCACCACAGTCAACCCCCTGCCGCCACCTGCAACACGGTGAGCGTGCTCGTGTCTTCGGATACCAAATATCTGAGGCCACGAATGACGTCAGGCTGAAATAGTGCCTGGCGATCTCGGGCGCGAAATGCGCCTGAAACCAATCTTGGGCTGAATAGGTGGACGTGTCTAAAAAACAACATAAGAGGCAATCTGCTGTTACTGTGGCGAATCCTCCCATCGGTGGAGATACCCACGTGGACTATGCCACGGCGAAGCGGTATGTGCGCTGCGGTCGAGCCCGGTTCGATTCAAGCGGCCGGCTGGTGATCAAGTACGGCAGCTCCGTAGATCACGGAAGCGGCGGCCTCAGACTCAAGGGCAAGCCCAATCTACAACTGCTGGTCACTGAGTTCTCTGGTCTCGATGCATTCCCTGGTAGAGCCGTGATGCCTCCCTCTCCCACTGTGTTGCGCAATATGGGCGGATCGTACCGTGGTCCGTTGCGGCCTCCGATGATGCGCTCGTCAAGTAACTGCTGAACATGCCGTCTCTTGCAAAGCGTCCGTGTTCGGTGTGTGGTCAGCTCGGCTGCAGTGCGCATCGGCGTGACTACAGCTATCGCAACACAACGGCAGGCCGAGGTTATGACAAGCGTCACAGGCGACTGAAGCTGCTCTGTCATATGCGTGACGAGTGGCGTTGTGTCGACTGTGGATGGGAGCCAGAGATTGTCAGGGATTTCCGGGAATCTGGCTTGGGACTGCCTTCGGTCGAGGCCATCATCGAGGCCGGAAAGATCGCGTTTGCGAAAGGCGAGCGCCACCTCCATGCAGACCATCAGATCCCAATTGAGCAGGCCGAAGACTTGAAGCTGGATCTCGACAACTACAAGACCCGATGCAATGTCTGCCACGCCAGTAAGACAGCGCGTGAGGATGGCGGATTTGGTCACTCGGTAGTCGTTTCAAAGTCGCGCAATCCGCGTGATTCGAGCGCGCAAAGCGCCTCTGTGTCACCGTTTCAATCGGTCGTGTAGACGTGTGCAGACGTCAGCGGGTGGTTACATGCGACGTTGATATGACAGGGGTTGCGCTTCTAGCTACGTAGTACTACGTAGTAGGGCGGGGGGGAGGGGTGGGTCGAATCTCTGCATCGAAGGCCCCTGTGACCCTAGCTGGGGTTAACGCGAAAAATCCCAGGTTATCGATGTCGAAGTTTTGATGGGAATTCGTGGTCCAATTCCGAAATCAGCCGAGTCGAGGGAGTTTGAGGGTGGTGCAGCGCACCGTCCGATGCCTCCGGGCCGTCCGCCGTCCGCCTTCGGAGTGCCAGAGAAGCCGAAGGGTATGCCGGCCGCGGCGAGGCGCTTCTGGGATTTCTACGTTGAGCAGATGCAGTTCAATGGAACCCTGCGGCCGATCGACGGGCCATGCCTTGAGATGGTCTGCACGCTCAGTGCCGACCTGCAGCAGCTTGAGCGGGAGAAGCGGAAGCTGATCCGACAGCGGAAGGCCCAGGCGAAAACCGATAACCGGGTGATCATGGGCGGCGCGACGCTCGAGTTCGAGGTTACGGTGGAAGGCCGGCGTCTTGAGCAGACGTTTAACGGCAAGCGGTCTCAGTTGCGGGCGCTGTGCGACCGATACGGGCTCAACCCCATGGCAGGATCCAGATTACAAACCGGCGAATCGGCTCTGGCGCCAGGCCGGGCAGTGCAGGCAGAAGTGAATGAAATTGAATCGCTCATTCAGTAGCCATCAGGAGCAGCTCGGCTTGAAGTTCCGTATCGACTCCGGGTTGCCTCTTACGGTTTCCCCGCGATCAATGGCAAGTGTCGCCCGCCGCGAATTCTCCTCAACTCCCGATGCTTCGCTCCCTGACCGCCAATTCAAAATCATGCGCTACGCGGAGAAGGTGGCTCTGTTGCGGAATCTGAGGCGCAGTTACCGGCGGGCCGTTCAGCGTAAAGCCGGCGGAAGTGCCGCTCTCTATGCAGCGACTCCGGAAGGCCGGCGGGTTCATCGCACCATGCAGACGTTGATGCAGCAAATTGCGGCGGAGCGCAACTCTCTGTGCGGGTGATCAGTGCCGAATCTCGGAAGTTGCTCATCGAGCACATGTGTGAAGTTATTCAGCGGGTTATCTCAACTGGCCAGAAGATTGACCTGTACATTCCAGCTCAGTGTTACCCAATGAGCATGGGTGACCAGGAGGGCGCGTTTTATGCCGCGCAGAGAATTTGCAACGCTTCCGGGCGGGTGTCCCGGCAATTCCGATCTGACGGTGATTGCATTTTTCCTAGAGGGGCAGATGCTGCGCAGTTGGCAGACCGGCGAGCTTTACGGTTGGAAAAAGAGCGTGCGGCTGAGGTAGTCCGTGTTGAGAAAGAAGCCGCTAGGCATCTGCGCGATCAGGAGATCCGGCAGAGGATTGCTTGCGGGCATTCGGTTGTTGATGTTGCTGAGCAGTTAGGGATTTCATCTCAGACGGTGCGCAACGTATCTGGTGTTAGGCGCCAGCGGCACTTTGAGCTTTCCTTTTCCCATGACCTGGAAGACATTCAGGAAATGTTACTTCGTATCGACAGGCCGAAAACCGCGGCGGAGCGCAACTCTCTGTGTGGGTAGTCCAATTCCTCCTTACCAGTCTGATGTTCGCTGCTGCATCTGAGAACGCCTCAGGCGCTGCTGTACCTCCCGTCATTCCCGGGCCGCGTGTTCAGGCCTCCGGATCGGCGCTGTTCGATTACCGCCCGGAGATCTGCGCCTACTGCAATACCGAGACCTGGTGTGAGCTGCGGGCGAATCAGCAGCGCCAGTGCCGCGGCTGCAAGGTGGTGCGGTTTTTCTCCCGGGTGCTCTATCCGCCTCTCGGGTATGAGTTGATCGGGTGGCAGGAGAAAGTACTGCGGGACGTTTACGGCACCGTGAGGCCGGAGGATGGTCTCCGCCGGTACACGAGCGCCTTCATTGAAGTCGCGAAGAAGAACGGCAAAAGCTTTTTGATCGGCGGGATGCCGCTGTACAACCTGCTGATGGAGGATGAGCTGAACCCGGAGGCCTACGGCGCAGCCGCGGCGAAGGACCAGGCCGGACTTGTCTTCAAGGCCGCTCAGCAGCTCGTCAACGCGAATCCTTACCTGCTCTCGAAGCTGAAAGTCCTGCCGAGCACCAAGCGCATCATCCGGAAAGACCGCGGCGGGTTCTACGCTGTCATCTCGGCAGACGGCGAATTACAGGATGGTATTGAGCCATCGCTGAGCTTGCGGGATGAGCTGCACCGCTGGAAAACTGCGCGGTCCCTGACACTGCGGGATGTGATGACGAAAGGGCAGATCTCCCGCCGGGAGCCGCTCGACATCGTGATCACGACCGCGGGCGCCGAATACGAATCGCCGCTGTGGCTCGAAGAATACGAGCAGGCAAAGAGAGTGCTCGATGGCTCTCTCGTGATGGACAGCTTGTATGTCGCGGTCTTTGAGCCGGACCTAAAGCGCCTCAACAGCGACTCCGAATACTGGAAATCGAGAGAAGCGCGGGTAGCCGCAAACCCGTCACATGAAGACCTGGGCGGGTTTCTCCGCGATGCCGCGATTGCTGCTGAGATGCAGAAGGCGCTTGCGAATCCGCGGGCGAAATCGAAGTACTTCCGCTATAACCTGAACGTCCCGGTGAAGCAGCTCGAAGACCCGATCATCGAGCCTGACAAGTGGCAGGCGTGCGGCGGTGGAATTGATGTCCGGAAGGTGGTGAAGTACGAGCCTTCGTTGCTGGTCGACGCCTGGAAGCTCGGGAATGAGCAGTGCTGGCTGGGCGTCGATGCGTCCTGGACTACTGACTTGACCGCTGTGGTCGCAGTGTTTCCCCCGATCGCGGGCGGTCCCACGGATGTCTGGAGCCTGCTTCCGTTCTTCTGGATGCCTGAGGAAAAGGTGGATCAACTGGAGCGCACCTGCCGCGTGCCGTTCTCCACCTGGATTGAGCAGGGCTTCATCACCAACACGGCTGGCGGTGCTATCGACCTACGCTCTGTGATCGAGCGAATCGAGTGGGCCAATCAGCAATTCTCGGTAGTCGAAGTCGCGTATGACCGGATGAACTTCCGGGTCGAAGCGATGAACCTGATCGATAAGGGAATCACATGCTCAGAGGTTCCTCAGACGTTTCTCGGCTTGAGTGCGGCGACGAAATTCCTGCTGAGTATCTATCCCGAACGGCAACTGCGCCATGCGAATAACCCGGTGCTTAACTGGATGGCCTCTTGCCTTCAGCTCCAGTACGACCAGAAAGACAACTGCCAGCCTTCGAAGCCCGAGCGTATGAAATCGAGCAAGCGGATTGACGGCATTCAGGGCGGCGTCACTGGACTCAGCCGGGCAATTCTGGAATGGCAGGGTTTCAGCCCCTATACGGGATTGAGGAGCGTCTGATACAAGTGTTCCCTGAACTATTCGGGTATGCCAAGCGATTGCTCTCTCGGAATACTGAGCCATTGTCGATCGCAAATGAGATTAAGGCTGCCGGCGGAGTTTCGTTTAGTGCGATCGATGTCGCCTGGTATGCCAGAAACGGGTATCCCCAAATTGCAGCAATTCTGTCGGGTGGTGCTCCGGCCTGGTCGGGTGAATCGGTAGGCATCGAGACCTCTCTGAATCACTCCGTGGTGTGGGCCTGTAACCGGGTGATCAGCGAGTCAATTGGCCAGACTCCGGCAGTGATGATGCAGCGCAAAGGGGCTTACACCCAAGAAGCAAAGCATCCGATGTTCAACGCAATGCGGTATGAGCCGAATTGCGAAATTACATCTCAGGAATTACGGGAGTTAAAAACAAGTCACTGTGCTCTCGGTGGTGATGCATTTTCACAGATCCTCAGGAGAAGCGGTACCGGCGTGGCCTTCGAGCTGGACCCGCTGCTTCCGAATCAGGTTGAGGTGGACCGCGAAAAGCGCGGGCAAAAGCGACTCGTCTATCTTGTAAAAACTAGCGCCGGGGAGCAGGGAAAAACCTATACAGTCGAGCGCGGCAAACCTCAAGATATTCTCCATATCCGCGGGATTGGATGGGATGGCCTGCGCGGGATGTCGGTGATCAGTTATGCGCGGCAGTCTCTCGGCACAGCGCTTTCCGCAGAACGGCATGTTGCCCGGTTCTATGCGAACGGCGGCCGCGTCCCTTATACCCTGGAGCTGCTCCAGAACAACAAGTTCAAGAACAATCAGGAGTTTGATAAATTCCGCGCGGACTGGGAAAGAATCTACTCCGAACCTGAGCGGGCGCCGATTATCGAGCCTTGGTTCAAATACAACCAGATCGGCATCAATGCCGTCGACTCCCAGATGCTCGAGACCCGGCAATTTACGGTGCCGGAGATCTGCCGATGGTTCCGTGTTTCGCCTGACATGGTTGCGGACCTCAGTCGAGCAACCTTTTCGAACATTGAGGAACTGGGTCTCCGGTTTGTCACCTACACGCTGAGCGCCTGGTTCACGCGATGGGAGCAGGCCTTCCGGCGTTGCGTGCTGACCCCGGAGGAAAAAGAGCAGGGCTTCTTCCTGAGCCATGACACCGACCAGTTCCTGAAGGGTGACATCGTGGCTCGGTTCGCCGCCTACGCCTCCGCCCTGCAAAACGGCCACATGAACCAGGATGAGGTTCGTGAGGAAGAAGGCCGTGACCCGCTGCCGAACGGTGAAGGTGAAAACTACCGCGTGCAGCTTAACATGCAAACTCTCGGCGCTCCGCCAGTTGTCGATCCCGCCGTGGAGCTTGCCAAAACCCGGGCAGCCAAAAAGCAAAAGCAGCAAAGGAGAATCGCAGCATGAAAACGAAACTACGGATGAAGCTCGAAATCAAAGAGATCTCGGCAGAGGGAACCTTCGAGGGTCTACTCTCTCCGTACGGTAACGTCGACGGCGGCGGTGACGTAGTGGAGCCTGGCGCCTACACCAAGACCCTGAAAGACCAGGGGAACGTGCGGCCGATGCTCTGGCAGCACAAGACGGATGTTCCGATCGGTGATCTGACGCTCGACGATCGCCCCGATGGTCTCTGGTGTAAGGGGGCGCTGTTGATGGCGCTGCCCGAGGCGCAGAAGGCTTACCTGCTGATCAAGGCGCGTATCGTTAAGGGCCTGTCGATCGGCTTCGAGGCGATCCAGGATTCGGTGCAGAACGGTGTCCGCCGGCTAAAGGAGATCAAGCTCTACGAGGGATCGATCGTCACCTTCCCGATGAACGAATCCGCGTTGATCACGAGCATTAAAGCGCGGAAGGAAACCAAGGGAGACTTCAATGAGGAACTGGCCGAGATCCAGTTATCCGACGCACGCTATCAGATGATGGGTGCGCTCTCCTGCGCGCTCTCCTCTGTGATCTGGGCAGACCTGAACCGCGACGAGAAGATTACCGCGGCCGAAGCGACAATTCAGCAATTCTCTGATGCCTTCATGGGGTTGCTGCCGGCCTACCTCGACATGCTGACTCAGCAGTACGGCGCGATGGAGACCTGGAACCAGAAGCTCATCGAAACGAAATCAGGCCGCAAGATCAGCGCGGCGAACAAAGAAACTCTCAAGGCAGCCCACGCGCATATGGATGAAAGCTGTAAGGCCGCGAAGAGCGCCATGGATGCAATTTTTCCACTGTTTGACGACGGAGCCGAGGAGGAGGACGACGAAGAAAAGTCGAAGCCTCTGGTCATCACTCCACCGCCGGCAGCCGGATCCAAGCCCGAGCCGGTCAGTGATCACTCGGCATTTCTCGCAGCAATCGATAAATTCACGAAGGAGATTACATGGACCCCCTCGAGCAGAAACTAGTCGAACTGACCGGCGTCATTACTACCTTCCGCGACAAAGCGCAGGAAGAGATGAAGACGCTCGGAACCACCACCACGGAGACCGCCACCAAATTGGCAGCACTCCAAACGCAAATTGACTCGATCGACGCGAAGATGGCTGACCGCCAGGTTGCCGAAGAGCCGGCGTCGACCGTCGAGAAGGAGTTTAAGGAGAACGAGCAGATCCAGCGCCTGATGCGGGACAAGTCGGGTCGTGCTGTCATCCATCTCACCGAAAAGACCGCGCGCCAGATCTTCGCCCAGAAGACCACGATCACCTCCGGAGCGATCGGTTCGGCAACTTCCGGCGTCTTGCAGATTGACCGCACTCCCGGAATTACCGGTGAGGCTCGGCAGGCTCTCAAGGTTCGCGATGTTCTGAGCGCCCGCCCGACTCAGATGCAGGTGATCGACTTCGTGAAGGTGCTCTCCCCGCTAATCGCAGCCTCTCCGGTTTCGGAAGGCAGTCAGAAGCTCGAGAACGCTCTGACCTTCACCTCCGCCAGCGAGCGCGTGAAGACGATTGCGACCTGGATTCCGGCGTCGAAGCAGATCCTCTCCGACATGGGAGAACTGATGGGCTTCATCGAGACCAGCCTGCCCTATTACGTCAATCTGGCGGAAGAACAGCAGCTTCTCTCGGGCGATAACACCGGGGAAAACCTGCACGGTTTGATTCCCCAGGCGACGGCCTTCAATACCGGCCTTCTGGTCGCGGCGGCCGGATGGAACAAGATCGATATCATCGGTCGCGCAATCCAGCAGATCACCGCGGCGAAGGAACTCGATCCAACCTTCATCGTTCTCCATCCGAATGACTGGTGGGGAATCCGCCTGACCAAGGACGGCTTCGGGCGTTACATCCTGGGAGATCCGCAGCAGCCTTCGAGCGGCGGCACAACCGGAACCGATGTTCGGCCCAATATCTTCGGCCTCACCGTGGTGCACACTACCAGCATCACCACCGGCACCTTCCTGATTGGCTCGGGCTCTCCGATCGCCTCCGAGATTCGGGACCGCCTGGAGATGCAGGTCGAGGTATCAACGGAACATTCCGATTACTTCACACGAAATCTTGTTGCAATACGAGCCGAAAAGAGACTTGCGTTAGTCACTAAGAGGCCAGCTTCGTACGTTACTGGCACATTTACAACCAGTCCGTAGTCTGGACTATTTCACCAGTAATTGGTATACTGTTTACGGGGGATGGAGGAGTCCCCCGTAGATGGACAAAAAGGAATATTTCAAACAGTACAAAGAAGCCAACAAAGAAAAGCTTGCCGAGAAGGCTAAGGAATACTATGCAAAGAACAAGGATAGGATGGCCGAGCAGAAACGAGCCTACTACCTTGCCAACCGGAAGCGTTTCATTGCGAGGGCCAAAGAGCGTTACGAGGCTGATCCGCAGGCTGTTATTGATAGAGCTGTCGCGTGGAACAGAGACCACCCCGAAGAGCGTAGTGTCATCAATCGAAAATGGGAATCCGCCAATATCGAAAAGCGCAACAAGTACTGTAAGGACCATCGCGAGCGCTACCCCGAATTTCACAAGAAGCGTCTTGTTGAATGGCGGAAGAGTAACCCCCTCCTGGTGCGCATGTACTGTGCCAACCGTCGCGGCCGGATCGAAGCGAGCGGAGGAGAAATCACTCCGGAGCAAGTTGAGGCGCTCTACGAAAAACAGTCTGGCAAGTGCGCGGCATGCAAAAAGGATCTCAACATGCAGTACCAGTTAGACCACGTAATGCCGCTGTCGCTTGGCGGAGAACACAAGATCGAAAACGCGCAGATCCTGTGCCGAAAATGCAACCAAATGAAGCATGCCATGCACCCCGACGATTGGGCCGCTCGCATCGGCAAGCTATTCGTGTAAAGCCGGAGCTGGCCTCTCGTTTGCAGTAGAAGTTCCGAAGGAGTATTACCAATATGTCCAACGAATCAGTTTTACGAACAGGCTTCACGCCTGGAGAAGTAATAGCCGGGCCTGGAGTTGAAAAGACTCATCCCTCTTCCGGTCAGGTATCAACCTCGGGAATCACGGCCTCACCGCAAGTCCCCACCGGAACGATCCGCTTCAAGCTCGATGGTGTGGTGAAGACTATCAATGGCCCTGTTACTGGAGCGCAGCTTCACAAGATGGCGGGCTCCGTCGACGGATACCCGGTAGAACTCAACGGAGTGCCGGATACGAACGATCCTTACCCGCTTCACCAAGATCAGGAACTGGCCACTTCAAAAGCCAAATGAAGCTTGTCTGCATCGCCCAGCAGCTCACCGGGGAGTACGGAACGGTGACTGCTGGGCAGGAGTTCGAGTGCCGCGAGGATATCGCGATGCAGTTGATTCGTAGTGGCTCAGCGAAGAAGCCCGGGAATCCTCGCGTGGTGTACGAGACCAAGCCCAAAACCTTCGAAACTCCCGAGGTGAGTCCGCGGCAACCGTTTCGTGACAGCTCTGTGCCTGACAAGAAATCGGCCTCAGTGGCTCCCAAAAGCGATCCGGTGCTTTCAGGCTCAGACGTACCCGCACCTTGAAATGTTGATCGTAGCGGACGGTCAAGACGTTCGGGACCTACTGCCGAGTAGTGACGATCGAATCAGGTTGCTGCATGTTGAAGGAAATTCATCCATTGGCGAAAAGCGAAACTTCGGCTGCCAGCAATCGGCCGGCAGCGTCATTATCCACTTCGATGACGATGACCATTCCGCGGATGGGAGAGTTTCTGACCAGGTTGAGCGCCTCATGGAAACCGGCAAGGCCGTCACTGGTTATCATCGGCTCCGATTTACTGACGGAACTCACTGGTGGCAGTTCTCCGGCGCGCTCGACCGAGCACTCGGAACCTCCCTCTGCTACCGGAAAGCCTGGTGGGAGCATAGCCGGTTTCTCTCCCTTAACGTGGGTGAAGACAATATTTTTGCTTTCAACGCCTCTTGTGCCGGCCAGCTTTCGACCGCTGATGCTCAAGATCTGATGTACGCAACGATTCACCCCGGAAATACAAGCCCCCGAGCCCTAACTGGAAGTGATTGGAGTTTACTGTCATGAAGCTGAGTATGAAAAGACGATTTCTCTTTCTCCTGCTGCTGTTTTCCGTGTTCCTGATGGCCGGCAGCCCCGGCGGCGACATCACCGGGACTGGCGCCACGGTGCAGATCGCGAGCAGTGGCAGTGCCAGGTGGGTGCAGATCATCGCGGACAGTACAAACAGTGCGGTCGTTCGTACGGATCAGGATTCCTCTGTAAGTTCCACTGTGGGGCTCAAGATCCCGGCTGGAGGCGGCTTCCTGTATCCGCCTCAAGGGCAGAATTACCGGCTGGCCGGCATCTACGTCTACATCGCTAACGGGGACAAGATCAGCGTGATTTGGGGAAATCAGTAGGTAGGAATCCGGCCTCGGTCTAGTTCATGTATCCTACTTTCGGAAACTCGTATCCGTGGTACGACACCTACGCCTCCTATGGGACGCTGGGCCTCACGGTCACCTCGCCGCCCCAGGTCTTTACCGAGCCCTTCACGCTCGATCAGGCGATCAGCTTCCTGAGACTTCCTCCAACGGCTCCGGCGAATCCTGGCCGTGACGATGATCTCAGGGACATGATCGTGGCGGCAAGAGTGCAGGCGGAGCTGCTACAGAACCGGGACCTAGTGGTGAAGTCCTTCGATTTATCGCTCGATTACTGGCAGAACACTTCAATCGAACTGCGGCCTCACTTGAGGACGGTTGACCTGGTGCAGCAGAAGGACTCGACTGGCGCCGTCATCGCTCTTACCGAAGGAACCCAGTACGTGGTCGATACCAGTAAGCAGCCAGGTACGATCTCGCCGCCCTGGAGTATTGGAGCGTGGCCGAGTTACACTCCGTGGCCCTCTTCCTCGATTTTGATCCGTTTCACTGCGGGCGTTTCCTCTGACGATGCGTTCTGGTCAGATACCGGGGCCACGGTCAAGATGGGGATGCGCCGGCTGATCAACGAATGGTTCAGTAACCGGCTGCCTCTCTCGATGGGGAAGAGCGCGATCGAGGGATATCCGGACATCATTACTGCTCAGCTTTCGTATGGCGCTATCACGAGGGTTCGGTAGGTGGCGCAGAACTACCGCCGGCTGGTGGATATCTCGAGCGGCGAGCCGGTAATCGACTCGGGCAAGATGCGGCACTCGATCACCATCGAGAGGGACGTGGTTGCAAGTCCTCCTGAGATCAACGAAGGCGGCGTGGTTTCATCGCCTCAAACCATAACCTCTGCCAATGCGGCCTTCGAGACGTATAACACCGCGGATCAAATCCGGGATGGCCAGATCACCTCGCATATGGAAACGGTGGTTGCCATGTGGTATCAGCCGGGAATTTTAGGGGGCGACCGGGTGATCATGCCAAGCGGCAATAAGTTGATCGTGGAGGATTTGGATAACGTTCTGCAGATGGATATCGTGCTGGTGTTGACGTGTACCGGCCTCGGAACCAATGTCTGATTTGACGAAAAGCAGCAATCTTCCCCTGGTGACCGCCCTCTGCCTCACAAGACAGAGAAAACACTGGCTTCCTCAAGCAATCGACTGCTTCAACCTGCAAACCTACCCGAATAAAGAACTGCTGGTGTTAGGGGACTCAAGAGAAGATCTCGAAGGATTGACATTTCCTCCAGGGTCACTGGTGAAATATACCGATGGCGCCCAGCTGGTGGTAGGAGCAAAACGGAATGTCGGCTGCCAGGCGGCGAGAGGCGAAATCATCGCCATCTGGGACGATGACGACCACTCAGAACCGGGAAGGTTATCGCAGCAGGTGGAAATATTGCAGACGTCTGCAAGGTCCGTTACTGGATATAGAGAAATGAAGTTCACCGACGGCCGGGAGTGGTGGAGATACCCGGGACCGGGAAAAGACTTCGTGCTGGCGACTTCCCTCTGCTTCCGGAAAGAGTGGTGGATGAAGCACCGGTTTGCCGAGATCCAGTGCGGACAGGATGAGCAGTTTGCGGCGGAAGCGGGGCGGTTGGGGCAGCTCGTCGAGTGTCCCGATATGGATCTGATGTATGCGACGATTCACCCTGGAAATACTTCAGTGAGGCAGTTGAATGGAGGGCCGTGGTTGAAGATGCCAGCGGGGTTCCAGTGGAAGAAGGAAGCCCGCGAGGAGCAGGCGGCATGACCCCTCAAGGAACAGTGCGGATGGGACTCTCTGTCATCATCCCGAGCAAGACGGCCTCGAATCTGGTGCCCTGTATGGACGCGCTGAGGAAGCAGCAGCCGGGCATTAATATCTTCGTTGCGGACGATGGTGTGGACTGGAAAGCTATCATGCTGTGGGTTGAGGCTGATCCGGGATTCACGGTGGGTTGGTGCTCAAGGCCATTTATCTACGCTAAAAACTGCAACTTTGGAATCTCTAAAACCTGGCAAGATGACATCGTTCTCTTGAACGATGACGCGATCCTTGAGACCCCCGGAGGCTTCACCGCGATGCAGCAATTCTGCTATGAGCATCCCGAGTACGGCCTCCTGTCAGCGCGGGTCAAAGGCAACGCGCATCACATTCACGCCTACAAGGAAGGTCTGACCGGTATCTCCGAAGGCGGCTTGGATGTCCCCTTCGTCTGTGTGTATATTCCGCGAAAAGTACTGGACAAAGTAGGGCCTCTCGATGAGCGCTTCACTGGCTCAATCGATGGAGAAATGGTGTACGCAGGAGAAGACACAGACTACTGTATGAGAATCCGGCATGCAGGGTACAAGCTCGGAGTGTTTAACGAATGCGTGGTCGATCATGGGACTCTGCCGAGTACTTTCCGGGGTCTCAATGGGAGCCTGCCGATCAATGCCACGATGAAGCGCTTCTATGAGATCCACGGCTTCCCCATGTGGAGCAGATAACCGATGCTTAAGCTCAACCTGGGCGCGAATGATGACCGGAAATCGGGCTTCGTCTCGGTGGATATCTGCGAACCGGCAGATGTGGTCCATGACCTGAACTACCACTGGCCCTGGGAAAACTCGACCGTGGATGAAATCTATGCCCACGATGTTTTTGAGCACCTAGGACCGAGCAAAATCTGGCCGATGAATGAGGCCTGGAGGGTGTTGAAGCCCGGCGGCATCCTCGATTTGGCAGTACCGTGCGTGATGCTGGCCGATGGAAGAGTGAACCCGGGAGCCTTCGCAGACCCGACGCATCGAACCTTCTGGACCCTGGATGATCAGTACTACTTCATGGAGCCATGGAACCATCCGGGAGGGGAAAGAGGAAGATTGGGACCGGCGTATGGGATTCAGGCGCTGTTTCGGGGTGAGTGGCGGATGGTTGAGTACGGAGCATCGAATGAGCGGAGGAGTAAGATTCTGGCTCACCTTACGGCGGTGAAGTAGATGGGCGGAAAAGGCGCGGTTGTTGATTTGGTGGAGGGTTCACCTCGCCGCACCTGGGTCTGGCTCCCTTTGGTTGGTCGGGACTTGGTTTTGATGTGATGACCATCCGCATATTTCTGCTGCTGAGCGCGATTATGGCCTTCTGTTGCCGGGATGGGGTGCGCTGAATTACATGTCTGAATATCAATTTGGCGTCGTGTCCGGTGTGCTGATGGCGGGTTGCGTCATCCTCTTGGTTATTCGCCTCCGGCGCAATTAATGTTTCACCTCACTCATAAAGAGCTATTGGAGCTGGCCTTCTGGCTGCGTTGCGACATGCAGGCTGAGGGTGTGCAGCTATTCCGGTATCTCGATGTCCTGAAGATTCCTTCGCCGGAGCAGAGTATCGGGGAATTTGTTAGCGCGTCCCTGCCGCGGCAAATCCTCGAGATCGGCACTGGGCCTCACTGGGGACTATTGCCCTTCATCGAAGCCGATCTGAAATTCGGAGTCGATCCCCTTTATCCGGCATATGAAGCAGTCGGGATCCTGGAAGAACGAAACGGCATCCGGCGAGTGGATGAACCGTTCGAACACTGGGACACGGATCAGCAATTTGACCTCATCCTAACGACCAATGCACTGGATCACGGAGAGATGGGATTCTACCTGCTGCCGAAGATCTGGAGGATGCTGAAGCCCGGCGGCCGGTTCTACCTGCACGTGCATCTGAGGCCAGAGGAACTGAAAAACCTCCTTCACGATCACCCTTTGACAGAAGAGCAGCTCGACAAGCATTTGGGATATACCGATCTGATTCAGGAGCGGAGAGAGTTGCTCGATAAGGATCTCGATGGGTTTGAGAGTAAGACACTGATCGGGGTGTGGAGGAAGCCGGAGTGACCATCGGCAAGATTCAGCAACTGAGCACGCAGGCCCCCGCCCTCGTTGCTCCGCCGCGTCCCCCGGAAATTCGCGCCATCACCCCCTTCGAGCGCTGGGACCATCACACCATCCGTGGGCTTGAGCGTAATTCCATCCGGGAATTCGTCACGAGGCACAAAGATCTGTTGACAGGCCGCGTGCTCGACTTCGGCGCAGGGAAAGAAGGGACCTGTTTAAAGCCTCAACCCTACCGTGACTTAGTTTCAGGAGAGTACGAGCCCTGGGAACCCGATGACAAGTGGCCGGTTCCAGAATATGATGCGATCCTTTGCACGCAGGTGCTGCAATACGTTCCAGATCCGGCGCTTGTCATCCACTGGTTTCATGGATGGCTGAAAGAGGGCGGGTATCTGGTGTTGACAGTGCCGACTTGCTGGGACGAAGTGGAAGCCTCTGACTTGTGGAGGTGGACGAAGGCCGGGATCGAGAAGCTGCTGACTGATCAGAAGTTCGAAGTGCTTCAAGTCGAGCGGAGGGCGGAGATCGAGCTGGGAGGCTTTAAGTTTCCTCTGGGGTATGGAGTGGTTGCGAGGAGGAGGGGATAGCCGGGAGCACCAATTGGCGGTGAAGTAAGCCATCCGGGATGTCAACTCCGGACCCAATCCAAACTCCCGGTGACATTGGAAATTATATGACACGAGCAGGTTTTTTACAATCCCTCGCGGCGGTTGCGACTGCTGCGATTTCACCGAAGGGAGAGGCGGTTCACGCGGAGGCCTCCATCACGGCTGAAGAGTTCGTTCCAGAAGGGAAGCATTTTATCCTGAGCGTCCCTGGAGCACTGAGTCTATCGGCGTATGGGCAGGTACGGCGATGCTGCGATGAGGAGTTCCCGGGCTGCAAAGTTACGATTCTATCCGGCGGTGTGCGCCTTGAAGAAGTGCGTCCGCTTGGTACCGCCGATATCGCCTCTGCTGTGGAGTCGGGCGTGAGGCGTGCGCTCGAAGCGGATCGGGCCGAGCAGGAGGCGGACAGGGCACGTGTTGCCCGAGAGTTGGCGGAAGCCGAGGAAAGGAAGCCCCTGTTCTTTTACGATGCCTTTACTCAGGGTATTGATGCGGGAAGGTATCGAGCGGCGGGCTACCGGCTGGTGGAAGTGAGGCGTGCCGGAAAGTTGCGCGACAAGGCCGCATGGCAGGAGTGTGTGGATCGCCTCAATCGTGAGCAGCGCCTCCCGACCACGGATATCTACGCTTAAAACATGACCGCCGCGGCTCCAAATCGCTGCTATACCTCCTTCTCAGCAGATGAGAGTGCGATCCTCCTAACACAGAAGATCCAAGCTCAGGAGCCCTTCTTCTTCGTTCGGTATGGAGACGGAGCCCTGGAATGCATGGCAGGAAAATCAGGGATGACCTGCGACCTGGAGCAGTATTCCGTGGACCTGGGTTTCCAGCTTCAATGGGCCTTCGAAACTCTGATGCGCGGGGGGCGCTGTAGCGCGCTTAATCCTGCTTGGTGTCGCGCGCCTCAGGAGCCATGTGCTAAAGGCAAAAATGACCTGCGAAAGTGCCGGATTTACCCCAAGGTGTATGTGGGAGACTGGCTTTCGGCCTCATTCGACGCAGGCTCAGAGCATGCACGGTATGCGCAGCAGTATGCTGAGCTAATCGGATCAGGTACTCCTGAATTCATTCACTTCGAAGCCCTGCTGCTAATGCGGGACTCTCGGGCGCTGCTCGACTTCTACAAGGCTGTGAAAGTGGATACCCGCCGCAAGCTCTACATGGGGCCACTTGATAATGAGTCCGCGGCGAAGATGCTTGGCGCTGAATTTATTCCTACGCCGATGCGCGATCTGTTCCGATTCTCGGAAGTCTACAGTAGGGCTCTGCTCGATCGCGAGTTCGACATTCTGCTGTACGGCGCCGGAATGGCCGGCAATCTTCCAGTGGTCAAGTGCTGGCAGCAGTATCCAGGGAGAACGTACATCAATCTTGGCTCAGCTCTCGATGTTCTGTTCCAGGGTCACAAGACACGAAGGCAGCAGTTGACCCCGGTTGCCGCGCGTCGGCTGTTCCAGGAGTTGCTGTAAAAAGGAGTATTTCCATGTTTCCAGCTTTTCTCATTCAAGTTATCGTGGTGCTGATCATTGTGGGCCTGTTGTTATGGATCGTCCAGCAGATTCCAATGGATGCAGCGATTGCCCGGATTATCCGGGTTGTGGCTGTGGTCGCGGTTTGCCTCTGGCTGATTTCAATTCTGCTCGGCTATCCTCTGGTGTATCCCGTCAGGCGCTGATGATCGACCTCAAGCAAGTAACCGCCATCATCGTCACAAAGGGAGATCGGGAGATCACTCCTGTTCTCGATTCGCTCTCTTGTTTCGGTGTGGTCTCAGCCTGGGATAACTCGCGATGCAAGGATCGAAAAGTGTTCGGGCGGTATCTTGCGGCGTTCTCAGCGTTGACGGATTTCATCTACGTGCAGGACGATGACTGCCTGGTGGACGGCGCGCGCCTCTGCCGCGAGTACGATCCAGCGTCGGGAGAACTTCTCTGCAACATGCTCAAGGGGCATCAGGCGGATTATCTGAACTGGCCTGGAGTGGCACTGGTAGGGTGGGGCTCGATCTTCCCTCGGTCGATGGTTGACTTCTCGCCGTACCTTTCGAGGTATCCCGAAGATGAGCTGTTTTACCGGGAGTGCGACCGGGTATTCACATACTTGAACCGGAAGAAAACGCGCCTCATCGATATCGGAGTTACCCATCTTGAAATCGCCCATGGGAAAGACAGGCTCTCTTTGGACCCCCGGCATGGAAATCACATGAGAGAGATTTACCAGAGGCTTCAGGGGATCGAAAGGCAGGCGGCGGCGTGATCATCGATCTCAGGGCTCGGCGTCCCCATACAGCGGAGGAGGCAGAGGTGATCAAGCGTGCGGAGGACAAGAATCCATGCCGGTGCTTCGTGGACGGTGTTGAGATCCAGAAAGTCTGGTATGTGGACACCGAAGCGGGAATTGTGAAGGCGGATTTTGATGCGGGTAATGGCGAGACCCTTCACGTTATGCGCTGGGATCGAGTGGCTGATCTGATTGAATCCGCTCGCAAGCAGGGCCGCGAAATATGCGACGAAGGGCAAGTTATTACTGAGATTTACCGTGGAAGGGTGGAGTTGGTTTGAAGCTGTTACTGTCCCCCCACAACGATGACGAGGTTTTGTGGTGCGCGTACACAATTATGCGCGAGAGGCCCACGGTGTGCGTGGTATTCGATTCCTACGTGCAGCCGTCGCGTGGCCTGGGGTCGTGTATTGCGGGGCGGCGTCGACAGGAAACAATCGATGCGCTGGTGGAGTTGACCCGGGAGGAATACTGTAACGCGATGATAGCAGGCACCGAAGTCGAGCCCGACTTCCTCGGCTTCCGGGACGATGACAAATTCTCAATGGACGGCCTGGCCAGTCTGACCGCCGCGCTTCATGGGCACTATAGAAACGTTGAGCAGTTATGGGCTCCCGCGATTGAGCAGGATGGCCACGAGCAACACAATATGGTGGGAGCCGCCGCGGATGCCGCCTTCCCGGGCCTCGTCACCCACTACCTGACGTACACGCGGAAAGTGGATGGGAAATCGCGCAACGGTACCGAGGTCCTGCCGCGCTCAGGAGACGACATCGCACGAAAGCTCCGCGCTCTGTCCTGCTATAGGTCGCAGCTCCAGATGGACCCGCGGCTTGGGTGTTGGCCTCACTTTGTGAATGATCTCCGGGAGTACGTGATCTGATGACCACTTCCATTTCAGAGAAAGGAGATAGCGCGGAAGTAACGAGCCGGAGCACGGTGGGGCCGCTCCAGGCGGCCTCATCACTAGTCTCCAAATCCTCAGCATTGACCATGATCGACCTCCTTTATTTAACCTACAACCGGAAAGACTTCACTGCTGCTTCACTCAAGGCGCTGAAGCAGAATACCAACTGGTCCCTCGTCCGCAGATTCTCGGTGTACGATGACTGCTCGATCGACGGCACGCGGGAGCTGGTGGAGCAATTTCTGAACGAGCTGCAATCCATGGAAGGAGGCGGGCCAATTTGCACCTTGACCGTAGGAAAGCTCGGCGGGCCGGTATCGGTGATGGCCGAATTCCTCCGCGAGAAGAGTGACCTCGATCTGTTCTGCAAGCTCGATTCTGACGTGATTGTGCCTCCCGGATGGCTCGATAGCTGCCTTTCTGTGATGAAGCGGAATCCTCTGGTCGACTTGCTGGGAATCGAGCCATGGCAAAGCAGAACGCCTCCACCGTGGGCCGCCGGTGTGCGCTCCGACCTCGATCAGGATAAGCACCTGACTGCCTGGACGCAGGGGAAACCCGGCTTCGCAAAGTGTGACTCCATCGGCGGTATCGGCCTCATGCGACGAAAAGCCTGGGAAGGCAGAGGCTCCATGACTGTGCATGGTCCCAATGGAGTAGGGGGGTTTACCGACTGGCAGGTAGCGCACCGGGATGTCGTGAAAGGGTGGGTGATTCCCCCCTTGAAGCTGTTCCTGCTGGACAGGCTGCCGATGGAGCCGTGGAAGACCTTGAGTGTCCGGTATGAGGCGAAAGGCTGGCAGCGGCCGTGGAGCCGGTATGGAGTTGATGCGGCAGAGTTGTGGGGCTGGTGGATCAATGCAGATAACGGTAAACATTAGCGGCTTGCAGGGCGTGGAGGATGCTCTCCATGATGCAGGCCCGAAGCTCGCAAAAGCGGCGCTTCGGAAGGGGCTAAGGGCCGGCGCGGACATATTCATAGCGGATGCAAAATCCCGCGCTCCCATTCTAAAAAAGCCTCATCCTCACCGGAATCCCGGAGACCTGAAAGACTCCATTGGCGCGGTGATCAAAATGTCTCCCAAGCAGGAATACGGTACCGTGCATGTGGGGCCGAAGAGGGAGCGCGGAAAAGGTAGTGAACAGCCTGGAGTGTATGGCATGTTCGTCGAATTCGGTACCGATGATGCTGCGGCGCAACCGTTCATGCGGCCGGCGTTTGATTCGAAGCACCAGCAGGCACAAGAGGCGTTTACGGCTGAGATGAAGGCTGGCGTGGAGGCGCTCGGTAAGAAGTGATTGAAGAGGGCCTCGTGAAGCTGATGATCGCGAATGCCGGAATCTCAGCGCTGGCGGTGACTCAGGGAATGCACGCGCCACTGCCCGAGAATGCGACGGTCCCCGGATGGTCGTACCAGTTTGCCTCGAATTCGGGTGACTACACCCTGGACGGAGACCGCGGCATCGACTATACCCGGGTGCAGATCAATTGCCATGGAAACAATGCGGCGGAGGCGATCCGCCTGGCTGCCGCGATCGACTCTCTGCTCAGCGGCTATTATGGCGTGCTCACCGATTCCGATCACACCTTTCTGCAGGGCTGCTTTCAGACGAACCTCGTAGATTTTTTCAATGATGCCAGCCGGAGCTACCGGCGGGTTGTCGACTATCAACTCTGTTTCTAAAGCTTCGGCTCCAGTACTCCCGCATCAATCCCGCATTCCACAAATTTCCCATTAGGAGAAAACAGCAATGGCAAAGTCTCGCGCTACCCTCGGCTATCTCGCTACTCTGGAGATCGCCCGATATAACTACTCCGACAGCCCTCCCAGCTTGGGCTCCTATTTGAAGCTGCTCGAGGTAAAGTCGATCGCCCCGAGTGATTTCACGGTCCCTGTGGTGATCGTCACACACCTCGAATCCCCCAACGCAACGGAAGAGAAAACCCCCGGCCTGATCATGCCCGGGACTCTCGACGTCTCCGGCAATTTCATCGGAGATGAGTCTCAGCTCCTGCTGCCCGAACTGGCCCAGGGTCGCGAAGTTGTCAGCTATCGCCTGACCGCCAAAGTCGACAAGGGAACCAAGACCTATACCCAGACTGCGGATGGGTTCGTCGGTGACTTCGCGGGTGGCCCTTTCGAGCCCAGCAAAACCAGCGAATTCAAGATGAAGATGGAAGTCGCCGGGAACATCACCTACGAGGTCGTGTAATTCATCGATATGGCGTCTCCTATCACTGAAAAACTGACCCAGAAAGTCGAGATCAAACTCGACGGCAAGACCTGGCCGCTTGTGCTCGGCACTAACGAGCTGATCGAGTGCGAGAAGTTGACGGGCCTCAATATGTTGACCGGCGAAGTCAACATCACGAAGCCCAGCATGGCCTTCGTACGGGCGGCGGTGTATGTCTGCCTTGCCCGCTGCAAAGCAAGGCACGAGGTGGACGGCAAGATGAAGCCCTACACCCTGGACGAAATAGGTTCTCTGATCCATCCCGGTAATCTCGAGACCGTGTCTCTGGGTGTGATTACGGCGTACATGGCTTCAAAGCCTGAGGACGAACCGGAGGCAGTGGAGGGCGAAGAGGAAGACCCTACGAAGGCGGGGACCTAGACCCGCCTCAAACCTGGATAGAACTCTGGTCGATTGCCCGCTATGACCTGGGGATGTCGAGCAAAGAGTGGCTCGATAGTACTCCGCGCATGATTCAGGAGCTGATGAAGCGGCGGCTCAAGCGCATCCAGCGCGAAGAGTTCATGATGAGCACCATCGCTTCGACTGTTGCCAATTTCTCCATCTGCCGGCCTGAGCCTCCCCTCAAGCAAGCTCACTTCATGATGAATCCGGAACCGGAGAGGCCGATTACCGGCGAAGAAATCATGGCCATCTTCGGGCACAAGATGCCCGATAAATAACGCCTTTCCCAAAAGAACATCATTATGTCCGTCGTAATCGGAACACTCACGATCGACCTGAAGGCGAATACCGCCTCATTTTCCCAGGGCATGGACAAGATGGCGTCTCTGTCCGCGAAAACGGCGACGGATATTTCTCGATCTCTCCAAAAGATCAGTGCGGCGGCTCTTGCCATGGGTGCGGCGGTTGTTGGCGGGACCGTCGCGCTTGTTAAAAGTGCTATCGATTCTATCGACGCGATGGGTAAACTGGCCCAGTCGACGGGCACCACGGTCGAAACTCTCTCAAGGCTTAGCTATGCCGCAAGTCTGAGCAACGCCTCTACCGAGCAGCTCGCGGTGGGACTCGAAAAACTGAGCAAGAACGCCTTCGCCGCGCAGAACGGGAATGAGGGGCTGGCGAGAATCTTTAGCCGGCTGGGCGTGAGTATCGTCGACTCGACCGGTCATCTGCGGGACAGCGGCGTCATGATGGGGGATCTCGCTGCAAAGTTCTCGAAGATACAGGATGGAGCAGGTAAAACGGCTCTGGCTATGGAGCTGTTCGGGAAGTCGGGAGCGGGCCTCATCCCGATGCTCAATCAGTATGGGGCGGAGCAGGCCAAAGTCAACGAGGAAGCTCATCAGTTTGGCCTGGAGGTTTCGACCAGCACCGCAGAGGTGGCCGGCGCGGCGCATGATAACCTCGATCGCCTCAGCGGTGTGTTTAAGGGGATGGGCTATGCGCTGCTTGGGGCAACTCTGCCGGCGCTCGCCAAGCTGTCAGACAAGCTGATCGAGGTGGCAAAGGCTTCGAATATTCCGGACCTTGCGCGCTCCTTTGGCGAGCACGTTTCCTCCGCTGTAACGGCGCTTGGGGATGCGCTTCAATTCGTCACCAAGCATGCCCACGCTTTGAAGGTTGCCCTTGAAGCCCTGGTGGCGATTAAGATCGCGAGTATCGCAATCCCGGTTTTAGCTACGGCGAATTGGGCCGCGGCCGGAGCGGGGATTGAGAAATTCGTCGTCGGCCTGCTCGGGATCCAGAAGCTGCTCCCGATCATCACGAGCTTTGCCGGGACTGTTGCCGCTGCAATTCCGCTACTTGCAGAGGCGGGCGGCGTTTCCTACGTTTTCGGAACGGCACTCGCTGCCATTGGCGGCCCGATCACGCTTGCGATTGCCGGGATCGTAGCTCTCGGCGCCACGGTCTACCACTTCCGGGATGCCTTGTTTCAGTTTGAGGGTGAAACCTATCACGTCGGAGACATCTGGTCTGCAGTCTGGATTCAGATGGAGAAGCCGATGCAATGGCTGTCTGACCGGTTCCACGCCATTGTCAATCTGATGGGTAAGGCTTGGGATGCTTTTGCGAATGGGTTGCGTACGGCGATCGTGGGGGCGATCAGTAATATCTCGCCAATCTTTGCCGCGCTGATTCCCGGGTTTGATAAAGCTTTGGCAGAGGCGAAGCGCCGGCGGGAAGCGGCGGGATTTAAGGTGAATGGCCCGCCAACACCAGGCCCGACCCAGAGTCTCGCTCCGGCAGTGACCGCGGGTCTCGGTCCCGAAAAGAAAGACGTCTACGCTGAGGCGATCGCCAAAATCAATCAGGCGATTCTCGCGCAACAGCGGTTTGCTTCTGTGCTTCACGGCACTCCGGACGCGATCTCCGGCGTGAACGTCGCGATGAAGGCAGAGGCGGAAATCCTCAAGCTGAATACCGAGCGGATGGATGCGCACCTTCCCAAGCTCACTGCGATTCAGGAGGCGACAATTCGTCAGAGGATGGCGTTTGAAGAGTCGCTTGCTGTCGTTAACGCCTATGGAAAAGAGCTGGTCTCGCAGTCCCAGGCTTCCGAACTTGCAACGATCCAGGCCCGCAAACTGGCAGCGGCGACGCTCGAGGGGGATGAGGCTCTTGAGAGAGCGGCTATCGAAAATGAGATGCTGGCCCGGACCTGGGGGAAGTCGGAGGCGGCAATTAAGGCATTGAAGCTGGAACTCGATGATTTGAAGACTAAGCTCCAGGATGCGGCGGTAGCCCAGAAAATCCTCGCTGCTAATAACGATACGAAGAACATTCTCGAAGAAATCGCCGCGCGCGAGGGGATGGTGGCTGCCATCTTCGGCGGCGATCAGGCAATGCGAGAGGCCTCGCTCAATGCCAAAGTCTATGCGCTCGATCAGAAGATCCTGATGGAAACCGACACCCAGGTGCGGGATGCTCTGGTGCGAAAGAAGCAGGCCATTGTCGATCTGACGCACGCGGAATGGGGTGAGGCGGATGCTCAGAAAGCAGTAGCGCTCTTTTCCCCGGTGGAGCGGCTACAGAGGGAGCTTGACAGCCTGCGAGGCGCCACTGAGGCACTGAAGAAGCTCGACGGCGGAACCCTGACCTATGGCCATGCGCTCGAGCTGGCCGCCAAGCAGCAGGAGCTGTTCAATAAGGCGATCGATGAGACGGTGGCCTCGCTGCTCAGGCAGGACTCTGCAAAGGCCGGGATGACGGCGTTCTTCCTCGATATGCAGAAACAGGCGAAAACTACGGCTTCTATCATCTACGATGCGTTGCACTCCACCTTCGAAAAGTTAGCCGACAATCTCACGGAGCTGCTCACCGGAGGAAAGGCCGACTTCGGAAAGATGATGCAGGATATCGGCAAGCAGATGGTGAAAAGCTCGATCCAGAAAGGCCTGCAGGAAGGGATCGGGGCGATCGGGAAAGCATTCGGGGTCGACCTTGGAAGCGCGCTTGGCGGCAAGCCTGATGGTTCATCTGAGTCCTCCGCGCTGTGGGTCCGGATGGCGAGTGCGGGCGCGGGGGGCGGCGGAAGTCTCGGCGGCGCTCTAGCTTCTGCCGGCGCGGGTGGAAAGGGAATCGGTGAGGCGCTATCCGGGGCAGTTGGTAAGCTCGGCGGTGCCTTTAGCGGGATCGGTAAGGGCATCGGTTCGCTATTCGGCAAACTGTTCGGCGGCGGGGCTGGCGGCGGTGTTGACTTCGGAGGCTTCTATGCAACTGGCGGTTACGTCAGCCCAGGAAAAGCCTATATCGCAGGAGAAGGCGGCCGTGCGGAACTGATCACCGCCGGACCAGGCGGGGACAGCGTCATGAGTAACGCAGTGGCACGTAGGACCTTTGGCGGTGGGGGAGTGACTCATACGGGAAATATTAACGTCGATGCCCGCGGAGCACAACAGGGCGTTGAGCAGCAGGTCTACCGGGCCATCCGGGCAGCGCATGATTCCTCGATTGCCATGTCTCTTCAGGCAAGCCAGGAGCGTATGCAAAGGGTGCCTCAATAGATGCCATTCGGCTGGAATCAAGTAGCATTACCTGTGAGCCCGCCAGCTCCGGCCTCCATTGAATGGAGCGCTCAGGATATCGTTGGCGAAACGGTGAACCCCTTCACCGGGCAGCAGCAGACGTACCACTGGGGAGCGGCGTGGCTCGAAGCTTCTGTGATGTATCCTCCGATGCCGGATTCGCAGGTTCGCGCCTGGATCGGGTTCCTGATGGGTCTCCAGGGAGTCGCCAATGTCTTTCAGATGGGAGATCCGCTGGGGAAAACCCCGCGGGGAAGCGCTCTCGGAGCGCCAGTCGTTGCGGGCTCAAACCAGACAGGCTTCACGCTTACCACAACCGGATGGGTTGGGGATCAGTCGCGCGTGCTCGCGAGCGGAGACTGGATCCAGATCGGCTTGCGGCTCTATCGGATGACGGCAGACGCGGCGGCGGACCATGACGGGAATGCTACTCTCGCCATCTGGCCCAACCTTCGGGAGTCTCCGAATCAGGGAAGTCCTCCGCTGATCGATACGATCACGACTCACAACACGAAGGGCCTGTTTCGATTGAAGGGCAATATCCGTAAGTTCCCGGTGCAGGGTGACCGGTTCTACCGTCTACAGTTCGATATCCGGGAGGCGATTTAGCCAGTGCCGCGGAAGATGTCAGCGGACATGCTGGCAGCCATTCAGGCGAAAGCCCTGTACCCGATCGTCTTCGTGTACGGGACGTTTCTTACTGGTCCGGTTTACGTGTGGAGCGGTTATGGGCCAACGACCTGGAATGGGCATGTTTGGCAGGGGGTTGGATCGTTGCTCGGCATATCCGTTATTGAAGAGGGAACTGATGTTGAACCTCGGGCTGTCACTCTGACGCTTTCCGGTTTCGATTCAAATCTGCTGAATTTGGCGCTCGGAGAAGTTCGGCAGGGGCTTCCCGTGGGGATCTACTTCGGCCTCCGCTACGCCAGCTCGCCGCCGGCTATCATTGTAGACCCGTTGATTTCCTGGGCGGGACGAATGGACCAGCCGGTATTCAACGCCGATGGAACCACGGCGAGTATTTCCCTGAGTTGTGAAAACCGCCTCGCCTATATGAATGTGGCCGTCGACCGGCGGTACACGACCGAAGACCAGCAACGGGACTGGCCGGGTGATGCGGGCTTGAGCTTCGTTTATGGCATGCAGGACCAGCAGATCATGTGGGGGCGAACTGTAGGGCAGAAGTGAGGTTAATCTGCGGGATTGCGGAAAGCAAAGCTTTCCTGTCTTTGTCGCAGTTTTAGATGGCCAAAAGGCTTGTTTCCTGGGGCGATGGTTCCGTTTCGATAACACTCGGTCATTGCCATCCACTCTTCGTATGAATAGCGGTCTCCCTTTGAAAAATTGCAACGGACGCAGCAGGCTACTAAATTCTCAACCGTGTACCCGATTTCGTTGTCTTTGCGGTCCATGTGATGCCCGGAATCGGTTTTGTGTATTGCGTGTTTGGCCCACGTAACCGGGACGTGACAATAATGGCATTTCCCGGTTTCTACGATCGACAGGAAGTCTTCAAACGTCAAGGTAAACTCTCGTGCTTTCGCCCTGTCGTATCGCCCGAGGATTCGGTCTCGTGCGGTATTAAATACGGCTTCATATGGCCGCTTTTGGTTCTTGTTGGAGCACTTTCTGCATCCCTGGCAGCGCTTCATCTCTGGTACGCTCATCGGTTTTTCAGTACCACATTCACATCGACACATCCAAGAGACGTCTTTTCCGGTTCTTTGCTCGACAGGAATTCTATAGAGTGCGGTCCATCGCCCAAATGTCTGGCCGGCTAGATCGTCAAACGTTGAGTTCTGCGCGGCGCACTTGAGGCATCGTTTCGCACTTCCCCTTCTAAGTCTGAAGCTACTAAGTCTCGCGCGCCGCCCACATTTACATTGGCAATTGTAAAAGGAATCACTTGCTCCCGTTTTCTTGTCAGCCTTAGAAAGTACCGTCCAGTCCCCGAAAACGGTACCGATGGCGATTTCGATTTGAGGGCGGCCTATTATCCGAGTTGCCACAATTTCAGCTTTATCGAGTTCTGTTGCCAGCACATTTTAATGCTAGCGATTTAGCGTAAAAAAACCAATAGAACTAAGGTAACTAATTGACACTGCAAAGACTTCCGGACTGGCCAGAACGCCTCGAAAGGTTTTTCGCGGCCAATCAATCCCGGAAATTTCAGCATGGCACCTGGGACTGCTGCCAGATGGCGGCGCAGGCAATCGAGGTGATGTGCGATATCGAAATCGAATCCTTCGCAGGCCGCTACACCTCATGGAATCAGGCGATCGGGATTATCCGCAAGGTCACGAAGCAATCGCAGGTGCGCGCGATCGTGACTCACGTCATGCAGCGATACGGATGCATTGAGCGAAATCCCAATCTTGCGCAGCGCGGAGACCTGATGCTGATCTGGCGCGGTAATACCCGTCGTCATTCGGTAGGGCTGCTCGATATGAGCGGCATGATCACAGTTTTAACTGATGCCGGGATGGCGCGGATTCCCCGCGATCGTGCGGTTACTTCCTGGTCCATCTGATTTCCCTCTCTTTCCTCCCCTCCTCCTCTCTTTAATATCAATGTCGAAGTTTGTTGGCGTAATCGTTGGTGGCCTGGAAATTGCAGCAGGCGCTGCCGCTGCGTTCTATGGTCAGAGTGCGCTGGCAAAAGCCCTGATTGTCGCAGGCGCCGGCACTCTGATTAACGGCCTCGGCACTCTCTTATCCAAAGGACCGCTCGGCGGCAGCGTCAGTTCAAGCAAAAACCCCATCGCCCCCTGGGAGATCAACTACGGTCGAGTCTGCCACGGCGGAACCGACGTCTACATGAATGCCTGGGGTACCGGGAACAAGTACCTCGACATGATCTTCGTGGTCGGGGCCACGTCGATGAAGGGCATCAACGGCCTGCGCTTCGACGGAAAGCGCATCCAGCTCGATACGACGGCGACCCCGCCCGGTGTTCAGCCCTCCACCTTCCCGTTCATCAACGGCGGCAGTTCCTTTACTCCAGTCCAGCAAACCATCCCCATTGGAACGATCTCCCGCTTCAACAACACGGTAACCATAGCTCTCGGCGCCAATGTACCCCTGCTCCAGGTAGGAGATTGGGTGGAAGTCTCAGGAGTCAGAAACATCGTCGTTGAGGATCTCCAGGATGTGAACGGCCTCTGGCAGGTCTCAAACATCGTCAGCCAGGTCTTCAGCTCCGGAAGCCCTCCAACCTCCGGCACGATTGTGTTTCAGTACACGAGTCCCGGCGCGGATCTCTCGGGCTATGTCATTGGCGGCGGCGTCGTCAAGACCCAGTGGCCCGACTACGGCCGCAAGATCTACATGGAGACGCTCACCGGGAAGCAGACCCTGGGAGAAACATTCTGGGGGATGCTGCAGGGTACTCCGAAGGATGGAGACCCATCGACGCTGATTCATCCGGATGTCGCGAACTGGACCAGCGTCTGTTCCTTGCAGGGAAAATCCGCAGTCTTCTTGCGCCTCACGTACGATCAGTTCTATTTTTCAAACGGCATCCCGGAAATCTCCTTCCTGATGTACGGCAAGGACGATATCTATGATCCGCGGAACTCTCCTCCAACCTACGGCTACACCGAGAATGCCGCGCTCATCGTTGCAGATTATCTGAATCAAGGGTATGTCGATCCTTTCGCAAGCCCTCCTATCACAGGTGTTCCGCAATGGGGCTTCGGAGCGGCCTATGGGACAGAGATCCCGATCCCGGAGCTGATCAACGCAGCAAACATCTGCGACGAAAGAATTTCCCTTGCGATCACGATTGAAACCCTCTTCAGCCCGAGCTTCGATTCAGAGCCGCGCTATGCCTGCAATGGCCATTTCCCGCTATCGGTGAGGCGCGGAGAGATCCTGGCCAACCTGCTGACCTCGATGGCCGGCAGGATCACGTATGCGAATGGCCAGTTCATCATTTGGCCCGCGGCCTGGTACGGCGGAGGGATCACCAATGTGCCCACGTTGCGCGGCCGCGGCGCACTGATGGGGGCATTTACGACCGGTGTCATCCCCGAGACGCAGGTGATCTCGACGATGTTCATCGGCAAGACGGCCGCCACTTTCAAGGCGCCTCCCGGGACCAACTATTTACAGCTCGGCATCAACGGGAAAGTGGGTCTCGGAGATGGCCAATACGACGTCCAGGTAACTGTCAACGGGGCTGATTTTTTCGCTACGGTAAGCGCGAATACCATCAACTGGAACTATCCGTTCAATGAGCATGCTCCGTTCCAGGTAAGTGTCAATGGAGGGCTGCCGATCGAGAGCGCCATCGGCTTCGATCAACCGCAGTACATCCCGTGCAGTGGAGGGGACACGGTAAAGGTGACCTATATCGGAGGCCTCGTACAGGCTCAAGGCCTCGCCGCGTATACCGATGCGGATGGAGATTTATCAAACCTTGCCGGCGGCGTGGGCGGTAATGATGAACGGGTGCCCTCGCACTGGACGATCACCTATTATCCCGGGGACACTTTCACCATCCCGACGCCGTTGCCGGTGCTTGCGGGGCCATTCACCTGGGTGCCGAAACGGAAGGCGCGTGATCTTTTCAATGGGGTGAAGGGGAAATTCGTTTCTCCTGTGAACAACTGGCAGCCGGCGGATTTTCCTCCGTACTGCGAAGACGGGCGACACGGCTTCGTTGGCTCATCCGGGCGCTACGAAAACGATATCTACCTCGAGCAGGATGGCGGAATCAGGATCTGGAAGGACATCCAGCTTCCGTTCACCATCAGCTATGCGGCGGCGCAGAGGATCGCCTGTATCGAGTTGAGGCGATCCCGGCAGCAGGGGACCGGCACCTTCCGATTCAATATGTGGGGCTACCAGTTAACGGTGCTCGACATCATGAGTGTCACCTTCTCGTTCCTCGGATGGACGGATAAGCTGCTCGAAGTCGTCAAGCATCGGTTCCTGATCAATGAGAGGGAAGACAACGGCGTGAAGGTGATCGACCTGTCAACCGAAGTCGACGTGAACGAGACAGACCCGAGTGTTTACGCCTGGGACGGGTTCAGCCAGCAGCTTTCGCCCATGGGGTATCAGCAGTCGGTGATGCCGTCGACGGCGCCGAATCCTGATTTCGTCTTCACGACTTTGGGTATGGCTTCTGGTCCGAAGAACTCGATCGTGGGGGCAGATGGAGTCAGCCGGGCAGCGATTGCGCTGAAATGGCCGAAGCCTACCGATGGCTGGATGCAGCAGGGTGGCATGGTGCAGGCGAGATATACCCGCACTGCGGATCTTGCCCAGGCGTTTTACGCGGTTCCTCCAACGTCGCCGCCGACTTATTTTGTGCCTCCGCCTGAAGCGGATGCTGTGTGGGTGCTGATTCCCGACATCAACCCGTATGTTGTGGAGTACAAATTCGACTTCGAACTGGACTCCTCCTCCTATGTGAGGGTTCAGATGCGGACTGTGAACTGTGCCGGAGTCCCGTCGAACTGGGTGGACTGTATCAATACGGAATTGCCCCATGACCCGCCGTTTTATACCTTGCTCCCTCACCAGACCGCCTCGCGGATCTCTCCCGCCGATGCCCTTGCTGTCAACGGACACCTGTAACTTTTAATGGCCCGACTTGTAGACTTTCGAGACGACGAACCCGCTGCGCCAAACCGGCAGCAGAACGTCAAATGGCAGAAGGGAACCTCCGATATCGGAGGGCGGATCATCAGCACCGCAAACAGCGGGACTTCGGTCACCTTCGTGACGGAGCTACCGCATAACCTGCACAATGGCGATCTGGTATTTGTCCAGGCGGGATCGGACCAGGGATCGAGCGGTACGTGGGCAGTTGAGGTGTTAGGGCCGTCGTCTTTCACGATCCCTGCAATCTCAACGGGCGAGAGCTTCCCGGGGGACGGGCTTGCGGTTTACGGAGCAGTTAAGTTTTCCGCCTACCTGACGGACTTCATCGGAGATGGCGGCGGTACATCACTTCTGTCGCCTCCGGAGTCTCCACCGAATGGGGGGCTCGGCGGTGGAGTGCCGGCGCCTCCGGCCGGTTCGGCAGCAGCGGGGATGTTTCTGTACGCCGGGGGGACGTGGGAAACTCCAGGCTCAGTCGGCTCACCTCCGATCCCGAACACGCGGCGGATCGATACCCTGTATCCCCTCGAAGGCGGCGGCGATCTATCGATTGATCGGGAGCATAGCATTGCCGTGTTCGTGGGGGCTTACGGCTCTCCGCCTTCCTCGCCTCCGACTGGCGGATTACCAGGGGCTGTTCCTGCACCAGGTCCGGGCGACGTCGGTAAGGTGCTCGGGGCTGATGGAGGCTGGATCGATGTTCCTCCCGGGGCCGGGAGTGTTCCGGAAACGCGGAGAGTGGATACAGCAGCGCCGCTCACAGGCGGTGGGGATCTCACTGCGGATCTCGATCTCGGCATTACCGACTTCGTTGGAGATTCCGGCTCTCCTCCAACCGGCGGCGCGCGGGGAACAGTCCCGGCTCCAGCTCCAGGAGATGCCGCGGCGCAAAGGGTGCTCGGAGCTGGTGGGGGATGGGTCGATACGACTCCTCCGACCAGGCGCGTCGACGCCGAACTTCCTCTGATCGGAGGCGGTGAGCTATCAACTGATCTCGACCTGGGCATTAATGATTTCACGGCAGACGCGGTTTCGCCTCCGGCAGCAGGCCTCAGGGGGACAGTTCCGGCTCCCGCCTCAGGAGATACAGCGGCTGGTAAGTTTCTGGCTACCACCGGGTGGGAAGTTCTCCCGGGAATTGGGGCTCAGCCTTATGACGTGATCTGCGCGTTTGTGGGGAAACCGGGGGCGGGGGCAATCGTGTTTCTGTATACCCCACCGCGGACCATCAGCTTTCCGGTGAACTTCAGCGGGGCATCGGGCTCGGCGTCAGGTACGGCGGGGACCAATCCCAGCTCAACCGCAACCTACACGATTAAGAAGAACGGCTCCACCGTTGGGACTGTTTCCGTTAGCACGGGAGGTGCCTTCACGTTCGCCACGTCAGGAGGTGCTTTCTCAATCGGCACTACTGACCGGCTAGTTGTAGTCGCGCCAAGCTCGCAGGACGCAACATTATCTGATGTGACGTTCACTCTCCCGGGAACCCGGTAATTAAAGATGGCCTTCACTCAAACCTATACCGTGGCGATCGACCGCACCAAATGCGGATCGAGCAACCTGACGAACTTCCCGGTGCGGATCTTCGCCTCGAATTCGAGTTTGAAATCGACAGCGCATGGAGGCGACGTCACCAGTGCGAGCGGCTACGACATTGTAGTTCTGGCAGACGACGGCACACTCTCAACCCTGCTTCCCTGGGAAGTCGACACCTGGGACCCGGTAAACGGCGGCATCAATATCTGGGTGCAGATCCCCTCTGTGAACGGATCATCCGCCGGAGCAAACACCACGTTCATCGTGGCCTGGGGAGATTCGGGGATCACGACCCAGCAGAACGTGGGGAGCTTCGCGCCCTCTGCCGTCTGGGACTCCGATTACAAGATGGTGATCCATTTCGGAGACGGCGCCACGCTGAACCTCAATGACTCGACGACAAACGGGAATAACGGAGTTGATGCTTTCTCGGGAGGAATCGTTGCGACGACGGGATTAGTCGGCGGTGGTGTGTTCGTCGGATCAAGCGGCGGGGTGCGTGTTCCGGCATCAGGGACTCCAAGTAATACTCCGAGCGGTGCGGATGTGATGACGATGAGCTGCTGGTTCACTTGCGCCTTGGCGGGAGGCGATAAGTTCGCCATGGCCCTCGGTAGCGGCTCAACCACAAACCGCGGATATCTGATCGAAGCGCACAACGGTGGCGTACATGGAGGACTTGTCGGCAATGTCATCCCGGGCATCGGAATTGCGAGCATCTTTCACTACGTGGTGGTGACATATGACGGGACCCAACAGAGGCTTTATGTTGATGGCGTAGAGCCTGCGGGATCGCCAAATACGCAGACGGCAAATATCGACGCAAGTCTAGGCATTTTCACAGGTGTCGGTCTAAATGGAACAGTAGATGAGGCGCGAGTCTCGAAGGGTGTGGCCCGCAGTCTCGACTGGGCACTCACGGAGTTTCATAACCAGAATGCGCCGGGAAATATCGGAAGTCCTGATTTTCTGATCTGGACTTCAGGGGCGGTTCTCAGTACGGGAGTCCAGCCTCAAATGTTCGTCATGACCTAGCTAGGGGAAAAAGGGGGTAATCACGATATGAAAAGATTTGTAATTACGTCGCTGTTTTTGCTCACCGTGTTCGTTGCGGCTTTGTCGCAGTATTCGCCCCCCTCGGGTAGTACCGGAGGGGGTGGTGGGGTTTGGGGTGCGATCACTGGAACTTTGAGCACTCAGAGTGACCTGCAGGCGGCTCTGAACGCAAAGGCCGCTCTCGCCTCACCGACATTCACAGGTACGCCGGCTGCGCCAACTCCAAGCGCCGCAGACAACAGCACGAAGCTGGCGACGACTGCCTATGTGGACGCGGCGGATGCACTCAAAGCAAATCTCGCCTCTCCCACCTTCACGGGAACGCCGGCAGCTCCAACCCCCAGCGCCTCAGACAACAGTACCAAGATCGCGACAACAGCTTATGTCGATGCCGCGGATGCGCTCAAGGCGAATCTAGCATCTCCGGCCCTGACGGGGAACCCGACCGCACCAACGCAGACGGCGGGGAATAACAGCACCCGGGTTGCGACGACGGCCTACGTGGATAGCAGTCGAGCAATGACGCTCATCTCAGACCAATTGCTGGGGTCCGCTGTTGCGACGGTTACCTTCTCCTCGATCCCCGGAACATACAAGCATCTGAGGCTGATCATTGAGGCGCGAAGCAGCACCGCGGCAACCAACGATATTGTGTATCTGCAGGCCAATGGCGACACGACCCTGAATTACGCGGTCCAGTCCGTCTACGGGAACAATGCCACGGCGAGTGCAGGTCAATCTCTGAGCGCAACAGCGGAGCTTTTCGACATACCGGGATCTACTGGATCGGCAAATGATTCCGGTGTGGGAGAGATCACTTTTGTCAATTACGCGGCGACTACTTTCCTCAAAAAGGCGTTCGCTCACAATGGGACCGTAATCGGAGCAAGTGTCACTAACAACATGTTCTCGATCGACCGCATGTGGCGCTGGGGAAGCACGTCGGCAATTACTTCTCTCGTGTTCGGCCTCACTGGTGGCGGGAACTTCATCACGGGATCCAGATTCACCCTCTATGGCATCAATTAAAATCCTGATTCCGATTCTGCTAGCGGCCTCGCTGCTGGGCCAATACAGCCCCCCCGCCGGTGGAGGAGGCGGTGGGGGAGGGACCGGCGTCACGGGTCCGCTCGGCTTCGGGTACACCTTCTACCTGACAAGCGGGACTTACTATGCCAGGAACAATGCTACGCACGCGGTGGATTACTCGGGCTCCGATGCGGGAGTGGTGATCCGCTCAGCGATCGCGCACAATGCGGCAGTCTGCGGGCATCTGTACTTCACCTCGGCGGTCTACAATATCAACTCCCTGGTGCAGGAAAACACCGGAGGGTACAGCCACTACTACGGAATCGGATTTCCTCATTCGGCAGCAACCGGGTTCAAGTGTCAATGGACCGTTGAGGGCGATTCGACGCTCGTGCCTCTCGATCAGTTTGCGGCGCCGGCACAGACCAACGGCGCAATCTTCTATGTGACTCCGACCGCAGTAGCAACCGTTTCCAGTACCACGGAGATCATGGCCTTCTGGACGCGCCCGGATGCCACCTACATCGTGGGTCCAGTTCTGAGCTTCAAGAACATCGGAGTGCGATTTCCCGACAATCAGCGGGGTTCCGAGACAGCCATCAACTCAACGCAGGCGGCCTCCGTCGACTATGAGAGCGTCATGGCAGACTTTGCCACGGCTGAGAACGACCTCCAGTTCCCGGTTGCCGGATCACATGGGCTTTACGGTATCACTACCACCGATTCTGTGCATGAGCAGAATTACATGCGCAACACCTACGCCTTCGGGTATGACCACTGTCTGGACATCCAATCGGAGCACTCCGTATTAATTAATTCCTATGGGGCAAGGTGTAACTACGCGATCGATTATGGGGTGCGCGGAACGGGCGGAGTGTCGCATGCATCCTCCTGGATGAGTTCCGGTTGGGGAGAGTGCGCTCACGGGTTGACGCTGGGCTCTATGATGCAGGCGGGCTCAATGCTCGACATCTCGGGCCTCGACATTGAGGATGCGACTACGGGAACCTGGGTGCCGGTTGCCCACGCATCAGAGGCGCATCCCGGGTATACCTTCGGCAGAATCTCCTATTCGAGGGTATATCAGGCTGTTGGCTTGTCGCCTCTCGCCTTTCTCTTCGATGGTGGCGGCGGGGGCTCATTCGAGCTGAAAACCTCCAGCCCCACCGGAACCTACGTCAGCTTCGATACCTTCGTTGGAACAGCGGGGACACTGCTCTCTGCGCACACGAGCAACACCGGGGGGACCTGGACGCTCTACAACCCGATCTCAGGGGACCCGTCTAACACCATCAAACTCAATGGAGCGGGGGGAATTGTTGCGACGGATACCACCGGAACGGCCTATTCCGATTACATTTATTCCTTCGTCCCAGGCTCCGCAGATTATACAGTCGCGGCCAATATCACATTTGTCGGTGGTGCGGCCGGGACCTTTAAACTGGCCGGCAGGATGGATAACGCAGTCTTCACCGGATACATCTCAACCTACTCAGTAGGTGTCGGTTTGAAGCTGTTCCGGTGTGTGTCCGCGAGTTGCGCTCAAGTGGGCTCCACGTTCTCTCTGAGCTGGCCGAGCGGATCGAGCCACTCTATTTCGATCACCTTTGCAGGCGGTGTCATCACGTGTCATGCCGATGGTGTTCAGTGGATCAGCTACACCGATAGCTCCCCGATCGCTGGACCAGGGCAGGCGATGATCAGCGTGCAGACCATCGCTCCGACCGTGATGACTATGACAAATTTCGGGATTCAGTGACCATCCCATGATCTCCCTCCTTCAGAAGAACTTCGCCACCCTCGCCATGCTGCTGGCGCTCGGCATGATCCTCGGTGCTCTGGTGCTGATGTTGTGGCAGAAGATGATCGGTCCGGACTCCGCAACGGCCACGGCTCTTGTGACCTCCATCGGGACCATCGTGGGAGGGATCGCGGGCTACTCGATGCACAAGCGTGAAGACTCCACCATGCAGACTCAGCAGGGAGTCCAGATTACCAAGTCGGAGACAGGAGAGTAGGTAAAGCCATGATCCAGGTAGACAATGTGACAACGAATCAGCTCGGAGAATTATTGCTCGAGGTGAAGCGGAGCGGGCAGGCGACGGTGAGCCCGACGGATGGCTTCTCGGGTGTGATCGTCGCGGAGGCGCATATCGGCTTTATTTCTGTCCATGCCCATGCAAAATATTCTCTCGACCAGGCAGGAACACTGACAGTTGAGTCGGACCGTGGAGAGGACAAGATTGAGAAGCTGTTGAGGGCGAAGCTTGCCGAGATCCGGATGCGGGACAGTTTGTAAGCTTCCTGGTCCTGGGGTAGGCCAACCATGTCCGATTCAAATTTCGCTTCCGTTTCCGCTTTCCTGTCAGAGCTTGCCGACCGGTTAGAAAAGAAGCCAAGCTTCTCTCCGGATGAGGCGAAGAAGCTGGCCCACGATTGCCGCAACCAGGCGCAAGTCGCTTCACTGATGTCAGAGGTCGGAAAGTTGCCCGCCACAACGAAGAAGCAAAAATGAACTCCTCAGACCCACTGCTACTCCGGTGTCTCGCTTTGACGGGCGCCTTTGAAACTGGCAAGCTCCCGCCGGCGTGCTTCGCGTCTGTTGCCGGAGACTTCGATGGCCAGGGCTTGAGCTTCAGTGCGCTGCAATGGAATCTGGGGCAGGGGACGCTTCAGCCGCTGTTGCAGCAGATGTTCTCCAAGCATCCGATCGTGATGGCAGGCTGTTTTTTTGAGGCTCACAGCGCGGACCTGCAATACCTTCTCGGCCAGCCAAAGAACGTGCAACTCGCCTGGGCGCGAAGCATCCAGGGATCGACTCATGCCCTTTCCGCCGACTGGGCGAAATCCTTCAATGCTCTCGGCTTGACCCCGGAGTGGCAGGAGGTAGCGCAGACATCAGCGGCAGGTTACTTCGACCGGGCCAGGTTTCAGGCCGGGCAACTCGAGGTTCGTTCCGATCGGGCAATCGCGCTACTGTTCGATTGTCAGGTCCAGAATGGAGGCGTGCCGCGGTTGCAGCTCGAGCATTGCCTTGATACGTTCTTGCCGTCATGGGGAGAAGCCGAAAAGATGCGTTGTATCGCCAATGCTGTAGCGGATTCGGCAAACCCGAAATGGGCCGCTGATGTTCGGGCGCGGAAACTGACGATCGCCAACGGGTCTGGGATCGTGCACAGGATGTCTTTCGATCTCGCAAAATCGTTCGCATTGTAGTTCGCAATTCAACAGGAGCATTATGGCTGCACTCGCCAGAAGCACCCCGGGGGGACCGTTTCCAATGGCAACTTCAGACGCCAATACCAACAAAATATTGACGGCAATTGAGGATGGCAAGAAAGAGAACCGTGATGCGCACGAGAAGAACCGGGAGGCGATCGGGACGGTCACTCTAACGGTAGCCCAGCTCAGTGCCGATGTTGGTCACATGGGCGAGGCGATCACGGAACTGCGGACCACGGTCGGGAGTCTCGATAAGGAGAAGGTATCGCGCGCCGAAGTGGGGGCGATCGAGGAACGGCTGGAGCGCGGACTCGACCAGTACCGGGTTCAGAACAAGATCGACTTCGACCAGTACCGGGTGCAGAACAAAATCGATTTCGACCAGTACGGTAAGCAGGTCGACGCAAGGTTTGAAAACGTCAACAAATCCAAGATTGACAAGTCTGAAATGAACCCCGGCACAATTGATGACGTCCTGGAACGTCTCGGCCATGTAGAGCAAAAGGCCGAGGATAACGAAAAGAAAATTAAGACCTGGGAGGATCGGGCGGAGGGTGGCTGGACGGTGCTTGCCAAAATCGGCCTCGTGCTCAGCGCGCTTGTCAGCTCCGTTGCTTTCCTGATTCACGAATTCCTGGCAATCGGCAGTAAACGCTAAAACTGTTCCCTTTCATTTCCCTTCCTTTCCCCGGCTTCACAACTCCACAATTCCAACCGAAAGAGGTTAAACCCCGCATGGCAGTAAAACACAAGTACTTGAATCTGTTCTTCGCTCTGGCCCCACTCGTGTGCTTTAGTCAGAATATGCCACCGAGCACCAAGCCAGACCCCGCCCACATCGGGCCTCTCGCGCCTGACCCGCACTTGAAGACAACTGCTCAGCATCCACAGCCCAAGCTTGCAGAGGTTTCCGAGGCTATGGGCGCGCGCACTTTCCACGTTTCCGTGATCGACCCTAAGATTCCGGGAATCTCAATAGACGAGCAGTACATCAGGAATGCGTCTGACCGGGCCGTGATTGCGCTGGTGGTCCGGTGTGAATATACAGACGGCACAACTGTACGCTTCCATGAAGACGGCCTGACCACACCATTCGAGGGGATTCCGGAACATGGCGGCAGTATGTATTCTCCCAACAGTGGGGGGCTTAAAGGGGGCGATTTGAAGTCGCTTTCGATCGAATGGCTCTTGTTCTCGGATGGCAGCTTCTATGGATCGCAGGAGGATGCAGAGGCGCTTGCGGTCAAAGCTCGCGTTAGAAAGCAGTTCTATGTCGATCTAATGAGGGCGCAGGATCGTGAGGCGTTTCTCGCGCCACTCGAAAAATGCGGGCAGGATGTTGAGTGCGCCAAGGCTTCGGGTCGACCGTACAACGAATGGAACGAGCTGAACAGGGTCATCCGCGGATACCGCAAGCATGACCGAATGTATCGGCAGAATGGCCGCTCAGAAGAGATCCTGAAGCGCTTCGCCTTGGCGCATAAATCCTATCCGCCGATTCGTCGCGTAACTCCGTTGCCTGTGACATCCGCCTCCGGTTCGGTAAAGCCTGAATCTCAAGCTGACGGGTGGGAGTTCTTCAGTCTGACCGCGACCTGTAATCAATTGGCGCCGCCGGCCATGAGCACGATCTCAGGCAACAACGCCGGAACAATCATCGGCGCATACAATACTACAATCGATTCCCCGCATGGAAGATGCGGATATTCGACCTTTGACAATCCCGCCAGCAGACAGACCACGTTCGGTACGTTAATCATTGACCCGGGCGGCGATAAGCTGACCAGCGGGGTCTTTCGTGTTGAGGCAAAGGCATCCTGCTACAACGTTGACACCCTCAAGACCAGGCCGATCAACCCGTTTTTCAGCCAAGGGACTCTCATTTCAGGCAGTGTTATTCAGTGGGCTCCGCGGTACTATGCTGAAACTGAAATCAATACGGACTGGACGCCTTCGTGGGATGGAAGCACGCTGACTTTCTCGGTGGCCTTCGGGTGGGACGAAACCAAGTCTCCCTTAGCGCAGTTGGACCCGGGGCATACGGACGTTTTTGTGCGCTACCGACCGCCGTTTGGCCTTTACCCTAACAACACCATCAGCGGATTGCCTGGTGCGGGAACTGGTCCCACAGGATTATACCTGATTCCACTGTTGGGACCCAACACAACGGACGCCCTCATTCTGAATTCGTACGGTTACATGATTGCCAATTACGAGGCGGACTATCACTGCGCGACCGGAGACTATGTTGCGGATGTCTCGCCGGCAGTGACAATCGATCCTCCACCCTACGCCGCGCGATTTGGTATTGTGGCATGGCCCAAAATCCATAACGGGCCTGTCGATTTAAGAATTGATCACTACCAGGCGACAAACGAAGCGAACAACATCGGGGTATGTGATGCCGTCCATGAATTCTGCTGCTGCATGTCAACATTCGGGGATCTCAATTACTGTCTCTGGTTAGGACTTCCCCCATCGGATTCCTGCTCGATCGTTGCTGCTGCTAGAAGCCATTTGCAGACTCTCGGGGTAAGCTACTCACCTACGGGTGATTCCGGTGGGTTCGCTGGAGGAAACAGGGCACCTTCAAAGTTGGGAGTGGCGCGCCGCAGTTCTCAGATTTTCATGCTCGACTCGACGGGACTGAATCAGTATCAGGCGGGGGTTACCAAGATCGATACCTTTATTCCGCCCGGTGGAATCCAGGCCGGTGATGTTCCGGTATCGGGAGACTGGAACGGGAATGGCCAGACGAAAGTTGGCTTCTTCCGCAATGGAACGTGGTATCTCGACCAAAACGGTAACGGAATCTGGGATGGAGTGGCCGGCGGGGATCTACAGTACCAGTTTGGTGGCGGCATTGCTCCCTTTGGGCAGCCGAACACCTCGGGCTATGTCCCCGGAGATGTGCCAATTGTCGGTGACTGGCAGGGCGGCGGAAAAGATTGCGTCGGAGTGTTCCGTTACGGGTACTTCTGGATCATCGACAGCAACTGCGATGGCGCCTACCAGACCGGCGACAATGCCTTCTCCTTTGGTGGAATTCTCGGTGACACTCCGGTAATCGGAAAGTGGGGCGGATTCTCCAATTCACAGGTTGGCGTTGTCAGGTGCTATATCGATCCGACAACCAATGTTTGCTCGGGTGCTCCGTATTACTGGGTTCTCGATGCTGGAAGCCCGATGTCCGCTTGGCATGGAGTTGGTCAGGGTATTGGTTGCGGACTGAGCAATCCACTTTCCTGGTCACAGTGTGTTACGCCGGCGCCTTTCGCCTTCGGCGGCCTCAATGGCGACGTATATCTTTCTGGAGACTGGGTCGGTACGGGTGTGTCCTTCCCTGGCTTGTACCGCAATGGTCAATGGGTGCTCGATCTCGACGGCACGCAGCAGCATCTTCAAACCTACAACTTCGGCGGTCTTTCCGGCGACGTTCCCTTAGTCGGCAAGTGGTAGTTTTCCCCTCCTCGTAAGCAAAAGGCTTTCCTCTCATGGAAGGCGTCACCTCAAACACTACCTCCAGACGTCTGACGCGCCGCGAAATCTCGTTGATCCAAGGGGTGATCGACGGGAAGAGCAATAAGGCGATTGCGGCGGACCTTGGGCTCAGTTGCAACTCCATCAAGGTTTACTTCTCCCGGATTTTCGACAAGCTCAGCGTGGGTAATCGGTCGCAGCTCGCCAACTGGGGCCGCGCGTATGGGGCGGCGAAAGGGCTCGTCGACCGCAGGTATAAAGAATTGCATCCGGATGCCGAATTAGCAAAGCGGCCCATCTTCGAGGGTCTGGACCTCGTGGAGTTCGAGGTGTTTCGCGCGATGGCCCTCCAGATTGTTCTGACTCCCCAGCAGGTGGAGGAGATCATCTTCATCCTGGACAAGAAAAGAACTTAGAGTTTCGTTTTAAAGGAGGTGGAGATATTTTCGAAAGCGTGAGATTTGAAGTTCACCACTACCACCACTTTCCCGATGCAGTCCCGCACGATTCGCGGCTGGATCAATTACTAACCCTCGTAACCCAACTCAAAGGAGATACAACAAAACTTATGGCAAATGACCAAATCCTCATCGATGCCTTGAAAAAGGTCGACGCTACAACTACGCAGCTTGGAACCAATCTCCAGGCCATCGCAACCACCACGGGCAATATTTCCACCGCTCAGGACAAAATCACGGCCACCGTTACTACCATCAGAACCGAGGTCGACTCCCTGGTGTCGGCGCTGCAGAACGCCGGCGTGAGCCAAGCCATTGTCGATCAAGCCGTAGCACTTAGCGGCAAGCTTGATGCCGTGGCCGCCACTTCGGGCAACGTCGCCTCGGCTTCCAGTTCGATCGCGGATGCCTCCCAGGCGCTAGTGCCGGTGCTCGAAGGGATTGCGGCGAAGGGTGCCGTGGACGTGATCCCTGTTCCCCCGCCGCCGCCTCCGCCGCCGCCTCCGGGGCTGTAATCATATGGGGCTGAGACTCAAAAAGGGCGCTTCGCTTCAGTGGGGCGCCCTTGCCCTTTTACTATCGATCGCAGCCGCGCAAACACCCGTCACCAAGAAGCCATACATCTATTGGTGGGCTCCTGGTGATGCGGCCTATACCTGGAAGCCGCTCGTGGTCGACCCGCCGCTTACTGTCACAGTGGATGCGACGGGGCAATTCCATCTTGGAATCACCACTGCGCCTCCCGCCGCCGCTGCCACTCGGACGGTTTGCGCTTCCGGCTGTGGCTATACCACCATCCAAACTGCGTTCAATTCCGCCAGTCCTGGCGACACCATCCAGGTAACCTCTGGCTACACCGCAGCGGGGCCACTTACAATACCAGGCGGATCGCACGGACTGACGATCAAGTCATCGCTGATCGATACCTACCCACGGAATACGAGAATCAAGCGCAACTCTGCGTATACGGCGAAGGTCGACCAGGTGACTATTGGCGATTCTCGAGCGTTCGGCCTGCTGCCCTCGGCCTCCTCGATCATCACAACTCAATCCCCACATGGGTTCAATGTTGGCGATCCCGTAGTTGTGGGCGCGGAGCGCTTCTCTGCCTACTACTGCGGAACTCTTTTCCAGCCTCCATACGATACGCTGTACGGCGGTGCTGCTGGATCAGACAAGCTCACCTGCGCCGCATCGCGCGTAGGGTTTATCAACATCCGAACAGACACAGGGCTATCGAATGGAAAGACGGTCTACTTCACTGGCCGCACCCTTCCTCCTCCGCTTGTTTCCGGCAAGCCCTACTACATCGTGAACTTCGCGATTGGGAATTCCTGGCCGCTCAATGCAGACCAGTTTCAGGTGTCGCTCTCCCCCGGTGGAAGCCCCGTTTTGCTGGGGCCGAATTGGCAGAACACCTCGATCTCGGGAGTGCCCTTTGACCCCACAGGCCAGGACTTCAACATCGTCGTACCGCCACTCCCTGCGATGGACCAGCAGACGATGTACATAGTGGGCACTCCAACTCCTAGCCAGTTGCAGCTATCCACCACACTGGGAGGGCAGCCTGTCAATTTCGCGCAAGCCGCAAAGGGCTATAACGGCTCCGGATTCTCGCTCGGTTTCTACGTCACACGCAACTTTCCGGTGTGGGATATCACCTTCGATGGAATCGAGTTTTCGCCCCCCACGGACAACCAGGTCTACTACGTCTTCTACATTCAGAATTCAATCAACTCGGATGCGGGAGAGTCTCACGACATTCGCATTCTACGCTGCTGGGGCCATGGCCACGATGACCAGGAAGACTTCCCTTTCTCGATCTTTTACCTTACGGGCCGGGATATGGAGGTGGGCTGGAGCATCGCAGAGGGAACCTACGCGACGTACGCCGACACGACCAATATTGGCATTGTGTCCACCGGCAACGTGTGGATTCATGACAATGAGCTGGTCGCAGCCACGGAGGGTATCTTTTCCGGCGGAAACTATCCTTGGTTCGCCAACGTGAAAAACACGACGGGAATTCGGGTAGAGCGGAACTTCATCTGGAAGCGCCTGAAGGATTTTCATGGCCTCTGGCCCTATCTCATCGACGCCAACCATTTCAGTTTGCAGGTGCTCGAGTCTGGGGGGTCCGATTGTGCAGCTAATGCATCTTCTCCAAACCTTGGATTGCAATGCTACTGGTGGGAGACTGACGAATCGAGTCCGGATTACACACCAGCGAATCCGAAGATCAGCAGGCATATTTGGGATAAGACCCCGGCCGATTCCATGTTCGCGGTGACAGGCGGAAGCGCGGCGTGGTGTCCGCAATACCTTTCAGGGCAAGGGCTCGGTCAATGGGGTTGCGGGTTCATTTACTCGCTCAATGGCCAGATCCACATGGACTATTCATTTACCGGTTCTGTCACGTGTCCATCCGGCGTCGTCTGCACCTATGTGTCCCAGCCATTCTTTCCTGCCGCTTCGTCCCGGCTTGGCATGGCCATGATGAACTTCGGAGGCTTTCAATCCGATTTCTATATGCAAAACCGGCATGTCTATCAGAAGACTGAAATCGAGAGCAAGTATGCCGATAAGTGGTGCATTTCCGGCAACGTCTTCCAGCACCAGAGTAACTGTGATGGCGGGACAAGTTGCCAATCCGAGGCGATTCACTGGACGCTTGGAGGAAACGGCAGCGGCAACGGCGAACCGATCAATTCCGCTGTTTCGACCAGCGATTCGATCGCGACCAATAATATCTTTCGTGGCCTGGCATCGGGAGTCGGTGGAACAGGTGAAACCTACGGGATAAACATTGGGGCCCGGGGTGCCACTTACGAGTGGCAGGGATTCGGCAAGAGCGTGAACAATCGCATCGTAAACAACCTGTTCTACGACATCGGCTCGAGTGAATACACCCGGTTTTCGAACGATGGATATCTGAACTCGCAAACGAATGCCGGTTACAAGAGCACGCAGCAGCCCACGATCGGCGGATGGGTCGTCAGTCACAACACTGCGGTGGACGTCCGCAGGTTTGTTGTCCCGAACAATCTTTCGGGTGGCGTGTTTGAGTCCAATGTCGTCGTTCCATACAGGTTCGGCGGCGAGAATCCGGCATCGGGAACTTTACTGCCCTGCCCTGGTCCGAACTGCCCGTACACTCACGTGGCCGCATCGACCCACATAGGAGTGCAGGATGATATCGGGAATGGATGGGCGCCGAGTTTTGGCGGGGGGTTCGTGCAGGCTCTGCAACAAGGTCTGATCGATTCCACAACCACGCTGCGCAACAACATTCTGATGAACCGGCCGGGAATCGTCTATACGACAACGGTGCCGACTAACTATCCCAACGGCACATATCTTGTGCAGGAGTCCGACAGGATGCCGGGCGGTCTCGTCCCTGATCCTTCGATCTTATTCCAGGTCTGGCACGAACGCGACAACGCACAGCCCCCAACCGGCCTCAATTACCGGAACAGCAACTTTCGCTTGGCGCCGGGTATGGCTGCCACTTATCCATCCGCTGATGCGCGGGTCATCGGCGCGGATATTGATGAGATCGAGGCGATCACCGGACCGGCCGGCTTCGATGTGGAGCAGGGCCGCGCGAAGTTTAGCGACCGATCGGCCCGCCAGATTTCCGCCGGGTCGACCACCGCGGTGATTTCCTATGTCCCCGATGGTCAAACTTGCGCAATTCAGCTTTGGCCGAACAGCTCATACAGCGGAGCACCCGCGGCGAGTCTAACGGATAGCGGCGCTCCGATTATCAATGGCAGGATATCGGTTACAGTGGCGGGACTTTCCCCGGGGACCTACTACCAGGGAAAGCGGATTTGTGGAGTACAGGGGAGCTTGACCGCGGGGTACGACATCCTCTCATTCACGACATCGCTGAACTAGAAGACCGGAAAGCAAAGGGGCGGCTGAGAGTATTTCTTTCTCGGTAGTGTCCTAAGGTTGTGTTGGTCTTAGATTGTAGGACGGTTAACAATAAAATCGATTAGGATCGTGACATCGTATCCGTGGACCTGCGTGAGGATCTCCGGTCCGCCGACTTGGGCTTGAAAAATAACGGGTTGTTCGAGTTTTTGGCGCAGCTCCGGTCCGACGAAATTCGAGATTACTTTGCCGGATATAAAGCGGGGAAGACGGCTCCCGATATTGCCAAGGCCGAGCGCTGCACCCATGTCGCGTTGGCTGATGACAGCGGTCCTGGCTTCGTCGTTTAGAACGTAACAATCGTATTCGCGACCTTGAAGATAAGCAGTTTGACAAGCTCTACGAGGACCACAAGGAGACCTGGGGGCCGCTGGCAAAGACAGCACACCATTATGCGAAGGAAAACATCACCGGGGGAAACGAGCCACGCCCTGACGACATTGCCAAAGTGCTACATCCGATGCTTGAGGTGCACGCGACCCTACGTGCGCACCAAGAGGATAACAAAGCGCGCGCAGGGCGCTACGTGGACTGGTTCGCAGAGTATATTATAGACAGAGCACTTTTGAATGGAGGGCGCTCATGAGTAAGGAACAAAAGATTCAGGCGAACATTGAACCCGCTAGAGCGTACGTAGATCGGCAACTTCAGACCATGAGGCAGCAAGGGGCCGTTTCGGATCTCACCCGTGAGCAATACGACGCACTGGTTAGAAAAGTAGCCCTCGCAACGAGCAAGTAGCGAGGGCAAGAGAGCAGTCTTGAGAAGGGGCCCATCGGACTCACCGAACGGCCCCTTTTGCATTCTCCGCCACCGCAACCGTGCCTCACCAAACCCCCTCTGCATAAACAACCAACACAACCTTAGGACACCACCTCTTCCTCGCCGCCCTTGTCCCATTTATGCCGCCCTCTCGTGGTGGTGAAACTGCTGCTGCTGGTGAGGGTCTTTTGAAGCTTGAATGTAAAGGGTTGCGGCGAGGGCTCGGACATCTTGAGGGCCGAACTCTACCGGGATACCTTTCGATCGCGCGTAGGCTTCGGCATGCTTTACGGCGTCAATGGCGGCAATTAGGGCATCGCCCATCAGGAGAGAGGGTACTACCGGGGCTGAGGCTGGTGTGGCCGAGATGCTGGTGCGGTGTACCGGGATCGGGGCCGGAGTTCCGCGCGGAGGCGGTGAGGGCTTTGCAGACGTCTGCACTTCGAAGTATTCGGCACCCTGGGGCGTTTTCCGCTTGCAGAGGGTGAAGAACTCCCGGGGCTGAATCTGCAACTGGCTGATCGCTTCGAAGGCGGGTGGAGTCAGGAAGGCTTTGTCGAGGCTTCCATCCTGGTACATGATCGAGTACATGTAGGTGGGTTCCTGTCTTCCGGGATGGTGGTAGGGTTTCGGATCGAGGCGGGTGAGTGCGATCGATACGGGTTCGTTGAGCTTGAGTGAGAGTGCCATGTTGTTTGGTTTACGGTTTTCCTTTCTGTTTTGGGTGTGAGCTTCGCACCGAGCCTCGGCTCAGGTCTGGCTCCCTTTGGTCGGTCGGGATGTTTCACGCTCTGCGTTTTATCCTCTGATCGCCGGTGCGATTTCCGCGAGCCATGAGGTTAGTTCTTCCACTGACGTGAAGGTGTGATCTTCGGTCACTTCGCGGTACTGGAGTAGTGTGGCGCGGTATTTTCCCTCTGCTGTTTTCCAGCCATATGCGAGGCCATAATACTCAGGTACGCTGACCACTTCACCCTTCTCGATGCTTTCCCTTGCAATGGCCGGATCAAATTCATCACTGTTGAACTCCTTGTGGGTCCCGTCGTCAGGGATATCGGTCTTGGGGACGGGGCGTTGGTGGATGCCCGCCGCGAGCACCATTCCTGTATCGAGCCGTAAATGATTCATGCTGCTTTTCCTTTCTCCTTCTCATACCGCCGGGCGAACCCGGCAATCAGTTTAAGCCTATCGAGCCCCCAGTGGGACCAGAATCTTTTTTGCAATACATGCTGCGACTCAGGACCCTGCACATGATGCGCCGGACACAAGGGAAGAGCTTCGTAATCGCTGCACTTCTGGCCCAGTCCGCGCATGCCCACGTGGGCCGCTTCCACATACCGCCGAGTTCCGCAACAGATACACGGCTGCTTTCGGAGCCACGCCAGATATTCTTCATCATGCACCCGGCCTTTGCGCGGAGGGCCGACTCGGATCTTACGCACCGGGCAGCGCGGGGAGAAGGGCGGCATCTTACGCCACCCTCTCCGAAGCTTTCCCGATCTCCCGCCCTGCTGGCTTGCGCCTCACAAACTCTACCAGTTCCATATCACAGGCGATGCATCCGGGGCATGACACAACTTCCGTTTGATCGACATCGATGTAGCGTTCTTCCAGGATCCCGGACCCGTCGCAGTATTGAGGCATTCCCGACAGTTCGGCAATCACCTGCTCGCGAGAAAGATCATTGTCCTGCCAGTCCCGCATGTCGCGTTCTTCTCTCTGGCGCTCACTGCGCTCATATGCCAATTCGTCATTCATCCAGGTCTGTTCCGTGTCTCCGATGTCGTAGAAGGCCATGTGTTTATCTCAGCTCCCTGTTACTCTTCTATTATCATCTAGCCGCTTATTGAAATCAATAGGCGAATGAAAAGAGAATATCGGGATAGTACTATAACCTTCTGGTTGCATTGTTTGAAAAAGCGGCTTATACTCGCGGTTTGATGGCAAAGAAGAAAAGCAAGGGTCCCAGTCAATCCCAGATATCAGAGGTGATGAGGGAGCTGGGAAGGCGTGGGGGTGAGGCGAAGGTTCCGAAGGGGCTGGCCTCGGTCAGTCCCGAGCGCCGCGCGGAGATTCGCGCCAAGGGACTGAAAACGCGCCTCACGAAGAAGAAAGCTGCTGCAAAGAAGAAATAAACTTTGGTCCCTTTAGCTCAGCGTATAGAGTGCCCCGGTCCTAACGGGGAGGTCGCAGGTTAGAATCCTGCAGGGGACACCAACCTTTTATGGCTATTCCATCTAGTATTAGTTTAAGTGAGCGCCAGTCGTTTCCTGTTGTCCAGAAGTCGCTTGAGCATCTCGGGCACTTTGATCGCAATACCGGAGAAATTGCGATTAGAAAAGATCAGCCGGAAGCGGGCAAGCACGTCATCCTGCTACACGAATTACTTCACTTTACAGCCGAAGTCCTAATTCAGGGGCGCGTCATCAAGAGGCAGCCAGACGAGGCATTTATCGCCAATGCCGCTCCGGTATTGCTGTTGATGTTGGTACGGGCGGGGCTTTGGACCGGAGTGAGTTACAGGCAACTGAAGGCGTTCATGCAAAAGCAATCCGTGGCAGCAGCTCGGGCGAAGAAGCGCGGGAAGGGTAACAAAAAGAAAGGGTCGTAACATGGCCACCTTAGAGCAACGCGCCAAGAAATACTTCCTTGGCTTTGAGCAGGCTCCCATTGAACTTCCGCCCTGCGATGGATGGCGGCGCTTTGATAATGGGCCGGTGACGATCACAACAAGTCGCAAAGTTCACCACTTCTCTGCAGTCGAATTCTGGGGACGCGAAGCTCTGAATGATCAGAATCCAGAGAAGTACCGGCCTATTGATCCAGTGATGCGCCGCCGGGCTCTCGCGCTCAAGCATAGAATACGGAATATGTCAGATGAGATTGATGCTGAGATGAAGAAGCGCGGGAAGGCAGCAGGGAAGAAGAAGGAAAAGTGAGGGCTGGCAAATGACCGAAGTCGAAGAACTCCGTGCGCAGGTCGAGCAGTTAAAAGCAGAACTGGCGGAAAAGACCAGACTGGCAGCCTTCTTTGAAGAACGCGCCGAGTTTTTCGTCAGGGAGTACACGCTGCAACATAACCGGGCTGCGGACCTGGAAACTCGATTACGGTATCAGGTAGCAGTAAAGTGACTATCCCGACCGACCAAAGGGAGCCAGACTCAAGCTCCAAGGGCCAGTGCAGAATTGACCCATAAAAAAGCCGCGACTTTTGCAGCAGCTCGGGCGAAGAAGCGCGGGAAGGCAGCAGGGAAGAAGAAATGAAATGGTTACGTGCTATTCAGGTCGGCCCGGGAAGATACGGAATCCTAACTGTATTATGGCTCGTGTCCGCATATCGCTTTTGGGTACTTCCCATGTCGCATTTCACGATGGGATGGTTTGCCTTTTCTATGTGGGCCGCATCGGTTAACTTTGATGAACTACTCAACAGCCTAAGCCGTTCTGACAACAGACAATAGCGACTGAAGCCCGCCTTACTCCCTCAGCTTAAATGAAATGTCGACTGTCGCCTTCCACCTGACCGGCACTCCATCCTTCGTAGCCGGATAGAAGATCCATTTTCGCAGTGCCTCAATCGCCTTCTCATCGAGACCTTTGCCGAGTGATCTTTCTACCTTGATGTCCACTGCTTTTCCATCGGTATCCACAACGCAGTTGAGGGCCACGAGCCCTTCGATCCGGGCAAGTCGCGCCTTTGCCGTGTATCTCGGATTGACCTTGAAGCGGACTCGGGGCAAGGTGTCTTTGGGTGTTGGATCGGCTGCCAGTGGGGCGAGAGCAAAAATCAGGCTGAGGAGCGCTGAGAGTCTCAATTTGAAACCTGCCATGTCGCCGGAATCTCCGCTGCTTCCACGACGGGCGCCTTCGCCCTCCGCGCCTCCGCAACTTTCTTCGCTAACCGGTGTCCCAGTCTCTGAAGCGGCCCATCTACCAAATGCCAGCTCACTGAAGCAAACGCAAATGCCGCTACCACGTTAACCGGCGTCCTCTGCCACCAATGCGGCGAGTGGATAACCTGCACCAAAAACACTCCCTGCCACAAATACAAGCCATAGGAGATCTTTCCGATATACCGCAGCACTCCATTGTCGAGCACCTTACTCGCGAACCATTCCGGATGCGCGGCCGTGCTTGAGATCAGAAACGGAAACATCACCGCGAACAGCAGCCGGTGAACCGCCGAGGCGTCGAATTGGCCAATCGAAACGTACAGAAACAGGAAGGGAACGGCCTCTTTCAAAGCTTCGCGCCTCTGCAACACGAACCCGAAGACGCATCCCCACAACAGTGAATCCATCCGGTAATCGGTCCGGTAGGGAGCAAACGCACCAGGAAACAGACCAGGGAAATAGTGAGACGCGACCGCCCGCCACAACCCAACGGCTACAGCTCCCACCATGGCCGCGCTCTGCCCATACTTTACCGAAACCCCGACGAGCAGCGCGGGCCAGATCAAATAAAAGTGCTCCTCTACTGCCAGGGACCAAAGATGCGCGGTGTACGGGCCTCCGGTGTCGAAGTAGTTGCGGAGGAAGAACAAGCTGCTCAATCCCTCGGCTCGATTCCAGATGAGGCCCAAGGCTCCCAGGGTTGCGAGGTAGATGAATGCCGGCGCCTGTACCCGGAAGCAGCGGCGGATGTAGAACGCTTTGAGACTGATCCGGCCAGTGGTCAAGTGCTCCTCAAGCAGCAGGCGAGTGATCAAGATGCCGCTCAAGGCAAAGAACACGTCGACACCCAGGGCGCCGAGCTTTGCATAGTTGAGGTAGTCGCTGCCCGGCGCGAAGATGGAGCCCGCCGCGTGATCCGCGATCACCAGCAGAATGGCAATCGCCCTCCAGCCGTCCAGGGTACTGATTCTTTTCACTCAGCCAAGCAATAACGGTTTATAGCCGGAGGTTCAATGCTATCTTTAGGAAATATACTCACGCCTGTTTATTTTCATTTTCCGAGTAATCCTCGAGCACATCATCAAGCATCTTTTCGGCGAGGTCCGCGCTTTGTCTGATGCTCCTTATCAATGCGCGTAGCGTCTCGTCTGATGTCGACAGCTTCCTGGAGGGTTCGATCCGCTGAGGTCCCTCCGTGCGGCTGGGGCCTTTCCGGCTCACCTGTCGGCGGGGCATACTGCCCTCCATCCAGCTCCGTCAGTCGGGCAAATGCCTCTAAATTCTTCTTTATCGAGGGGGACGCATACGGGTTGTCTGCCTCTAAAATGTGCAACAAATATAATACCCACTGTCGGAATTCCTCGGGGATTAGCGTGACGCGATTCGAAGATTCTACCACGCCATCAGGTTTTCCATTAATACCAAAGTTTGCATGTCCGTGATTTTTTAACCACACTGAAACAGCTTCTTCTACCAGGATATTCACGCCCGTGGAGTTGCCGGACATGGTTTTCTCGTGCGCAATCTGCCTCAGAGACCGTAGCAGGTCCGACGAAAATGACAGGTTGAACTTTTCCCGCTTGATATTTGCCAAACTTATAACCTCATTAGCTTAATTCATAACCCCATAGTTAAATAACTCTTGACTCCTATGACCCTAGGTGCCTATACTTTTTACAGATGGCAAGCAACCACAAACCCAAGGTATCACAGGGCGAAGGCCAGATCATGGCGATGACCCTTCGGCTCGATGAGCCCATGTGGAGAGCTGTAAAGCTGCACGCTATCGATGAAAAGACATCGGCTCAGCAGGTGATCAGAAATGCGATCACCGCGTATCTTGAAGCCGAAAAATCCTCTGCCGCTTAAAGGAAATCCACCACATGCAGAATCCTACAGCCAAATTAGCGCTCACGAATGAGCCTTCAGTGAAACCCGCTGAAAAGAAAGCATGGCGGGTCAAACGGAAGTCAGTTCCCGCCGAGCTTCAAGCCCCGGCAGTGCGCGTCGTTGCCCATGACATCTTTGCAGTGAGGCCCAATACTGACGCGATCGGACAGCAGTTTGGTAACTCCCGGGTCGACATGGTGGATGCCGTGATGTACGAGCTGCACCGCCGGGTGTCGCGGGTCGAGTCCATGCTCGGGCTTCCTGCGCCTGGCACTGCACTTCCGATCCGCTGCACCGCTGGCATGGTCCTTTCCATCGGACGGAGGGCTGCATAAATGCGACACGTAGCTGAGAACTTTCTCATCATCTTCGGCACCGCAGTGTTCGGCCTCTTTGTCTTTCGCGGCGCGATCCGCTTGATGGATGAAATCTTCGGCGCCTCACTGCGCTACCACAATAAGCAGGCCGCGCGTCTCGGAGTCACCCTCTACAAAGGGAGGCAGTTCTAAATGCAGACCGGCTACCCGAATACCCGCGAGTCCGAAATGGAGTTCGAACTCCGCCAGCCGCGCTACGGCGTTGACCGGCGGCTTCACCTGGTGCTGAGCCTCGACCGGCTAACAGAAGGCGTCCCCTACACCTCAGCCCCTGGCGTGCCCATTCTCAATTATCTAATCTTGTCCGTCATGCTGATCTTCACTTTTTTGATGTATCAGCAGGCCAGAGCTTCGCACGCGGCAGTGGCGGTCCCGAGCTTCGATTCCAGCCACGGTACTCACCAGCAGCAGAAGAATCACAGTTCTCCTCCTCCGAGCGCTGTGGCGGTTCTTCGGCTCGCTTCGTGCGCAGCTCTGGCCAATCATCAGGGAGAGTGCCGGTGAAGGCGATGAGGATGACTGAGCAGGTGGCGCTTGCCTTCTGTACCGGCCTGGCTCTGATCGTGGCGGCAGTTTTGTTTGGATTTGCAATGGGGGCGAGGTTTTAAGTTTCAAGCGAATTTCATCGAGTGTTCCGTTCCGTTAGGTAAGTGTGGGCGCGTTTCAAAACTTTGCAATAAAGTTCCTCTGTTGGCGGGCCTGAGCGCATCATTCCAGAGCCCGCCTTTTTTGGCTAACTTTGCAGACGCTTGCAATTAAAGGTTTGGAGAGTGCATGAAGAAAGAAGCGGCAGTTCCAGTAGTAGCAAAAGAGAGAGCAGTTCTCGTCACGACCGTCCATAAGGGCGTCTTCTTTGGGTTTGCATCCGAGACTGGAGGGAGCACGATCAAGCTGCGCGCCGCGCGATGCTGCGTCTACTGGTCGGCTGATCTCCAGGGCTTTATGGGCCTCGCCGCGATCGGACCAAATTCAAGCTGCAAGATTGGACCATCGGCGGATATGGAACTGCGCGACATCACTTCAGTGGTTGAGGTAACACCCGAAGCCATTGAGAAATGGGCCAGGGCTCGATGGGCCTGATTTTCGGGACATTGCCTCATTGGACTGAGGCGTTTTCCGGCTACGGCGATGGCTCCGGCTACGGCTCCGGCTCCGGCTACGGCTCCGGCTCCGGCTACGGCGATGGCTCCGGCTACGGCGATGGCTCCGGCTCCGGCTA